ACCGGTGGCCCCCCAGTCATCCCGGTATCGGATGCTGGCGGGGTTGGCCTGCCAGATCGCGTACAGGTCGTTGCCTGCAGGCTTCATCGTGTACCGGCCGACACCGTTCTTGCCTTCGCCGTATGCGGTGCCGGAACCATCCTTGGCGGTGTCCCAACGAACGAACGTGTATCCGTCGCGGGTGAAACCATTGGCGTTTGTGGTCAGCTCGTCACCGGTGTGGCCGGATTGTGCCGCCGTGTTGCCGCCGGTCGCGCCGTTGCCGTGATAGGTGAGGGTCTGCGCGACGCCGGCCCAGCAGGCATATAGGGTGCTGGAACCACGCAACGTCCACTCGCTGTTAGGTTTCACTGCATTGCCCTTGCAGTCGGCCTGAGTGTTCCACGTGACGAACGTGTATCCGTCGCGCGTGAACCCGTTCTGGCGTACGTTGACCTTCTGGTCGGTGACCCCGTTCTGCGGGTCGGTCTTGCCACCGGTCGCCCCGTTGCCGTCGTAGGTCAGGCCGGCCTCGCCGGGCGTCCACTGCGCGTACAGGGTCAGCGTCCCGTTCGCCGTCCAACTGGCGCCCGGCGCGTACTTCGTGCCGCTCCCGTCCGGGCTGGTGGTCCAGCCGGCGAACGTGTACCCGTCGATCGTCCAGCCGTTCCCTCCGATGGCGGGAGTGTCGCCGGTGTGGCCATCCCAGTTGGGGGTGCCGTTGCCTCCCGCGGTCTTGCCCGCGGGAGGGTTCGGATTGTAGCGGATGTGGGCCTCGTTGGCCGACCATTGGGCGACCATGGTGACGATCCCGTTCGGCTGGGTGGTCAGGTTCGTGACCCACTGGCCGTCGCCGTACGCCTGCTGGTTGTCGGCGCGCTTCCACCCGGTGAACGTGTATCCGTCGCGCGTGAACCCGTTCCGGTGCAGGTTCTGGCCGATGTTGTATTGGAACGCCTGGTCCGGGGTGTTGCCGCCGGTCGCCCCGTTGCCGGTGAATCTGACTGTGTACCCGTTGCCGATCCAGTGCGCGTAGACGGTCATGTTGTTGGTGAGCGGCGTGTTGAAATCGTATTTGTTTCCGCCGTTCGGGGCCGTGTACCAGCCGTCGAACCGGTAGCCGGGAATCTTGCCCGTGTCGCCGGCCGCCCAACCGGATTTGTCGGCGGCGGCCGTGTTGTAGGGCACGGTCTGCGATGCGGGCTTGCCGGGCGCGTTGCTGCCGGCGGGCGCGTTCACGTTGTACGACAGGGTGGGGTTGATGGCCCACAATGCGTATACGGTCTTCGCCCTGGCGGGCATGACGATCTCCGTCCTGACGTTCGCGTTCAGCGTGTTCCGGTCCATGGTGTCGCCGACGGGCACGTCCCTGTCGTTGGCGTCCGTGTTCGCGCTCCAACCGTAGAACGTGCGGTTGGTCCTGCTGATCTGGCTGGAATCCCAGCAGTCGGAGTCGGCCTTCGCGGTCGCCAAAGTGATCCTGGTGCCGGCCGGATAGTAGACCTGGCAGCCGGATACGGCGCCCGTGTCGGCGATCGTCTCCACGCGCACGGAACCGTCGGATCGGGTGATCGTCCGCTGGCTGGTCCCGTCATCCTGTCTGGCGGTCGTGTCGGTCAGCACCCTGCGGTCGTCCGCGATGGTTCCGGATTCCGGTTCGGCGCTCTTGTCGGCCGCAAGCCTGACCGTGCCATCCGTCCCGGATGCGGCGGTTTCGGTCCTGCCCGTCTCGGTGCGCGAGGGCACTTGGCCGGTTCCGCCGTTCCCGTCGTAGCTGAGCTTGTAGGCGAGGCGGAAGCTCAGGTCGTCGATGATGCTGTCATTGGCGGAGGCAGTAAGAGTACCGTCCTTGGCGACGCCCCTGTAGGCGATCATCGTGCGGGATTGTCCGGCTGGGATAATGACCGTGCCCTCGTAGGATTCCCAGTCGTCGGAATGGTCCCACGGTTCGTGGCTGCCTTCCGTGGCGTCCATGGAATCGGAGTGCGTGTAGGCGACGGTTCCCACATCGCCGGTCTTGTCCCCGTACTTCTGGCCGGTCTTGGAGACCGTGGTGCGGGTCAGTTTGACCGGGGTGAGATGATCCTTGTCGGGGCCGGTGAGCAATGTCACGCCGCCCGCGTTGCCTTTGGAGCGGCCGGAGTGGCGGATACTGAACGTGTAGCTGGCGCCGGGCGTCGTGTTCACGGTCTGGGCGACGGTACGGCCCGCATGCACGTCGGCGGCCGTGTTCCCGTCCTTCTCGCGATGCAGTTCGAAGTTCTGGTTGCTGCCGATGGCATCGAGATCCTGCCAAGCGAACGTGGCGGCGGTCAGGCCGCCGGCCTTCACGCCCGTCTGTCCGGCCATGGCCTGCGCGTAGGAGCGGATCGTGCCCGCATTGGGCTTCACATACACCCAGGGCAGGCCCTGCCCCTCCTTCGCGATGCTCCACTTCGGGGTGTCGAACCCGCCGTTCACGGCCAGCTCATCGCCCGCGGCCCTGGAGGCGATGGTCTCCACCTTGGCGTCCGGAGCCTTGAACGCGGCCGGCTGCGTGGAATCCGCCTTCGAACTGGAGGGCACCTTGCCCTTGTCGTTCTTCTTCAGATCATGCACCGTCAGGCCGGAAGCGGTTTTGTCAGCCGCGAGTCCGACACTGCCCGTGGTCTTGGACTTGGCGGGCTGTACGGTGTTCTCCTTGCCGTATTGATTGGATGGCACGCTGCCGGTCGCGTCCGAAGAATTCTTGTCGTAAGAGAGCTTGTACGCCTTGTCGAAGCTTAGGTCGTCGACGCAGTTGCCTTCGGCGGTGAAGTCGAGGCCCTGGCCGTTGGAGTCCCTGACGCTCCTGAACGTGAAGCGGGTGACGGTCGAGGTGGCGATGTAGGTGCCGGTATAGGTCTCCCACTTGCCGTCCTGCGCGGTGCCGTGCGTGGTGATCGTGGTGCCGACGCTGCCGGTCTTGTCCGACCCGTTGGATGTGGTGCGGGTCGCCTGCTGTGCGACGGTCTTGCCGGGTTCACCGATCATGACCTGCATGCTGTCGTCCTGGCCCGCGTTGCGGGACGCGTGCTTGAGGCTCCACTTGTACATGACGCCAGGCGTGGTGGCGATGTCCTGGTAGATGTACCTGCCCCGCTTGGCTGCGGCGATCTCGCCCCACACGTTGCCTGCGTAGGTCGGATACGGGGTGTGGTTGCGGCGCTGCACCTCGACGGTGTCGACGCCGGCGGTGGCGTCGTTGGATCTCCAGCCGAACTTGCCGGAATCCCAGTTGTCGAGCTTGCTGTGCAGCGGGTTGCCGATGATGCCGGTCTTCGCACTGATTATGGCGAGGTAGGTTGTGTCGTGCCCGCCGTAGCCCCTCTGGTTCTCGTTGATGATCTCGTTGCCGCGATAATCGAACGTGCCGTTCACCAGATGGTCCGGCAGGCCGTTGGCGGCGTATTCCGCCACATCGTCATCCGCCGCGAGACGCACGCTGCCGTCGGTCTCGGACGCCTTGCCCTCGGTCCTGGAACTGATTTGGCTGGCCTTCGCCTTCGTGCCGCCGTTCGAGTCGTAGCTCAGCCTGTACGCGATCTTGAACGTCAGGTTGTCGATCAGGTTGCCCATGTCGGGTTTCGCTTCATTCAGCGATTTGAACGTGAACGTGCTGACAGGCGTGTTCGCCGGGATCGTGACCTTGCCCTCGTAGGTCGCCCACTGACCGTCATGACGGTAATGATCCGTGTTGGTCGCGTGGGTGACGATGTCCGTACCCGTCCAACCGGTCTTGTCCCCGGCCTTGTTGCCGCCGATTCGGGTCATGGTCACGGGCTTGCCGTTGACCAGCGCCTGCATCCCGTCGGCATGCTCGGAACTCAGTGCCGCATGATCGAAGCGCACCGTGTATACGGCGTCAGTGCTGTGCTGCGTGTCGATCTTCTGATAGATGCTTTTGCCGATTTCGCTGCCGACGATCTCCGCATACGTATTGTCCGTGTCATTGTCCCGCTGCAATTCGACGCTGTTTGCGTGGTCGGTGACGAAGCCTTGGGGTTTCCCGCCTTTCTGGTCGGAGATCCACCCGAATTTGGAGGCATCAAAACCGTCCCATTTCACCCATGCGACGTTTCCATCTGTGACATACGCATTGCGGATGTACTGCCCGTTGACCGGATCGACACTTGTGAACTTGCCTCTTGAGGTGTTCAGCTTGGGACTGATGACGTTCCAGCCGCCCGCGGGCAGGTAGTCGAATCCGCCGTTGACGAGCTCCCTTGGATACGTCGTGGCGGCCGATGCCGTCAGGCTCGTGATGGTCTTGCCGATGTCGGGCATGCGGATCTCGTCCGCGTTCGCGGTGCCCGCCATCAGGGTGCCCGCCGACACGATGCCGGCGACCATCCGTTTCAGCCATGTGCGCATTATCGGTTTTCCTTCCCCCATCCCTCGCAATGTCTTCCGACGGATGGGCCAAGACCCGTACGAACCCCTCGTGGCGGGCCGGATAAAAAAGAATCATTCGGTGATGAGAGGCCGATAGGGGACGCGACCCCGCCCCCTATCGGCGGAACCCCGGTCTGGAGGGCTGGGACATGTGTCAGGCGGCCGGATTGCCGCCGTCATGCGTGAGCGTCAGCGCGTCGCGGCGGTTGCGCATGACGCGCACGGCCATCATGCCGCCGATCGCGAACAGGGGCATGGCGCAGGCCAGCCAGAACGCGAACGCGAGCACGCCGCCGGTCTGCGGCAGTTGGGTCAGATTCGCGACGTTCTTGACCTGGACGGTGTTGTTGTCCAGCCTGCTGGTCAGGTTCGGCACGGTGCCGGTGCCCCTGTACTGGATGTTGGCGCCTGCGTCGTCGATGGTGACGGTGAACGTCGGTTTCGCGTAGCTGGCGTAGCCGGCCGGCTCCCGGGTTTCGGTGACCGTGTACGTGCCGTAGCCGAGGCCCTTGAACCGGATGAGGCCCCTCTGGCTCGCGTCGTCCCTGTTGTCGGCCGTCCCGTCATGGTTCGTGTCGCCGGTCACGAACACGGTGGCGGAACCCTGGTTGGCCGCGTCCGACCATTTGCCGGTGTTCTGGTCGAGCTTCATCCATTTGCCGTTGCGCTGGATCTGGAACTGGGCGCCGTCGAGCAGCGTGTTCACGTTGCCCGCGTCCACCTTCCGCAGGGTGAAGTCGTAGGCCTTGATGTCGGCCTTGTCCTGGTCGGTGATCGTGGTGAACCGGACGCCGTCGGTGAACGTGCCGTACGTGTGGACGGTGTTGTTCGCCGGATCGGTGACGCTGGCCTTGTCGACGGTCATACGGTAGGTGATGACGATCGTCCTGTTGGAGTATTTGTCGAGAAGTTTCTTGCCGTCGATGCCCCAGCCGCCGGCCGGGATCGCGAGATCCGGGTCTGCGGGCCGGTTGTCGGCGGTCTTCAGGGTCGGGTCGCCGGGGATGCTTTTCGCGTTGTTCTGCGTGGTCCCGTCGTAGATGACCGCGTCGGCCGTGATGTCGGTCTGCGGCGCGTTCTTCAGCCGGACGCTCAGCGAGTCCTTCACGTACGTCTGGCCCTTCGGCTGGTCGATGAGCTTGAACTTGACGGCGGAGGCGGCCTGCTTGTTCGGCACGGTCACCTCGACCGTGTTGGTGACGGTGTCGCCGACGGTCACGCCGACCGGATCGTCGGTGGTGCCGTCCTTGCCGACCGTGGCGCCGTTGCGCTGCACCTGGACCTTCTTGTCGACCCTCACGCTTTTCGCCTTGACGACCGCAGTGCCGAGGGTCCGCCACTGCGGGTCCTTCGCGTCGTTCTTCATGATGTTCGCGTTGCCGGATTTCGTGCCGATCATGATCGGGTTGCCCGCCGAATCCGTGATGTAGTAGAAGCCTTCGGCGGGCACGTTGATGGTCAGCGTGGACCGGGTGGTCGTCAGGTTCGCTCCGCCCTGGATGGCGGCCGGCTTCTTCGAGGACTGGGACAGGGCCTTGCTGATGTTGCGCAATTGCCTGGCCTGGGAGTCCATCTTGATGTTGGCGATGTTGCCCGCGTCATCGTAGCCGTACACCTTGGCGATGTCGTCGCCCGTGTCCGGATCGTACGCGTTGGCGATGCTGATCGCGTCGGCCGCCCACGCGTTGCTTGCCGCGGTGCCGCGCACGCCGAGACTGCTGATCTGCGTGCCGTTCAGGATCTGGTCCGTGTACGTGCCGATCTGGTACACGTTGAACGTGTGGCCGGCCAGCGAATTGCCGTCCGCGCCGTTCAGGGTGATGGTCGCACCCGCCGCCATCGCGGATGGGGCCAGCGCCAGGCCGGCCAGCATGCTCGCGGTCGCGCAGGCCATTGCCGTCACGATCATTGGCATGCGCCGTGTCGTTTGGTTGTCTCTCATTCCAGTGTTTTCCTTTCCTTGTTTGCACGTCCTGTCGAGGACGGGAAGCGACCCCACCGGTAGATGCGGCATGGTTGGCGTCCAACGGGTCGAATCCGGCGACTTTCACCGCGGACGGCCTGTATTTGCCCGGCTTCAGACCGAACCCGCTTATCGGCTTCGGCGTACGGCTGATGGGAATGGTCGTCTTCGTTTCCTTCAACGTACATGCAAAATCGGCTGATTCCAACATTTTTTCGCTATTTACCAAAGTTTTTGAATAAAAAATAGGGATGCCTTTCGGCATCCCTTGTTGATGTCATGCTATAGGAGCCGGTTTGCAGGAGGGTCCCGCATGGCATCAAGATTCAACGTGGGGTTTGGCAGGGGAGGGTATTTGCTTCTCCTGCCAAACCTTCGATGGAGGTCAGGAGTTTAGCGGCTGATCGGATGACGCTTCGCTGTCATCGGCTTCCGGGGCCGGGGTCTCGTCCGTGGCCTTGCCCTTCGGCTTGCGGACAGCGACCGTGATTCCCAATGCTCCGCCGATGATGGCGAGGATGCCGATGAGCCAGCCGACCCAGCCGATTCCCACGCCGGTGGAGGCGAGCGGGTTCGCGCCGTTCGCCGGCGGCTTGGAAGTCGTGCCGTCATTGTTGTTCTGGCTTTTGTTTCCGGCATTGTCACCAGGGTTGGTGGTGGCTCCGTCATCGTCCTTGCCTTGGTATTCGAACGTCCAAGTGACGGTCGTGCCGTCCTTGGAAGCGGCGAACACCAGCTTCGAATCGGATGCGGTCTTGTCAAGCTTCCAATCGGACGGGACGTTCGAGATCTTCACCTCGGCGCCCGTGGCGACCCTGTAGGTGCCGGATTTCGTCGGGTCGAAGCTCGGGAGCGGTTTCCCGTCGACGGTCGCGGTCACGCCCTTCAATGCGTCCACGCCCGTGGCGGGCTTGTCCGGATCGGTCGTGGAATCGTATGTGAACGTCCACGTGACGACGGTGACGTCGCCCTTCTTGATGTCGTAGGACAGGGTGCCGGGTTTCGCGTCAAGATTCTTATAGCTCGCCCAACCGTCGGGCAGGCCGGAGAGTTTCACCTCCGCGCCGTCGGGAACGGTCCATGTGCCGGTCTTCGTCGGGGCGAACCCGTCGACCGGTTTCCCGTCGGCCGTGGCGGTCACCCCCGCCAGTTCGCTTGGATCGGCCTTGTCCCCGGTGCTCGGCGTGGTGGTTCCGTCATCGTACTTGAACGTCCAGGTGACGGTCACATCATCCTTCGTGCAGGTGAAGGTGAGCGTGCCGGTCTTCGAATCCGCCTTATGGTCGAGCTTCCATCCGTCGGGCACGTCGCCGATCTTCACCTCCGCGTCGTCGGGCACGGTGTATGTGCCGTCCTTCACCGGATTGAAGTCCGTGACGGCGGTGCCATTGGCGGTGGCGGTCACGCCCTTCAGCTCGCCCGGATCGGCTTTGCTGCTCGCATCCTGTGAGGCGGTGTGCAGCGTGTATGCGACGGTGCCGCCGCTCTTGCCCTTGATCGTGACCCGGTATGCCATGTCGCCGGAGGACGGCTTGTCCTTCGCGATCTTTCCGTCGACGAGCCAGCCGGTGGCGTTCGTGTCGATCTCGAGCGGCGCGCCCATCGGCTTCAGCAGTCCCGTGTTCGAGGTGGGGATCTTGCCTGCGACCGTGTCGAGTGCCGATTCCTTGACGCCGTAATAGTCGGTGGTGGATGGGTCGAACCCGTCGATGCCCAGGGCGGATGCGATCTTGTCCTTGTGATTGTTGAGGAACGCCTTCTCTTCGGTGCTGAACTTGTCGAGCGGATTCGGAGCCGTCGAACGGGCCGAAATCGACGAGGACGGGTTCCCCGATACCTGATCCGCGAAAGCGGTGGGCAACACGATCATGGGGCTTACGGACAGGGCCAGGCCAAGCGCTACGGCGACAATCCGTTTTTGTTTCATCATGTTCTTTCCTTTTCTTGTTTTTTGCCCGACATTTCATGCCGAGTCAGAGAAAATTAATGGAAGGCTTGCGACCGCATCAGGTCGCAAGCCGTTGCTATTAGAAGCTGCGTCCGCGCTGGCGCCGACGTGCAACGAGTCCGAGAACCGCTCCCATAGCCATCAACGCCATCGACAGGAACGCTACGGTTCCGCCGCCGACGCCCGTGGAGGCGAGTCCGAGCGCATTGTTCCCGTTGCCGCCGAATGGTTTGCGGGTGACATGCACCTTGTAGGTGGTCTTGACCAATCCGTCACCGGATGTGACGGTGATGGTGGCGTCCGCACCCTTCTTCTCGGTGCTGACGGTCATGCCGCTTGCCTTGTCGTACTGCGGGGAGACCATCCATTCGTCCGGATCGTTCACGGATGCGTTGTACTCGTGTCTGGCCGGGTCGAAGCCCTTGACGGCAGTGCCGTCCACGAGGATGCCAGTGAGCTGCGCCTTGTGCGTGGCCGCCGTGATGTAGGTGACGGTGTACGTGTGTTGCGCGAAGGTCGAACCGTCCGGCGCGAGCACGTTGACCGTGTACGTGTAGGTCATTCCCTCGTGGGCTACCGTGACTGTTGCGGATTGGCCGTTCTTTGGCGTGTAGGCGAAAGTGCCGCCTTCCGGGATGATGTAAGAATCCTTGTCGGATGTGACGTATTTGCCGGTTTTGTCGGTGTACCCGTGCGATGCGAGCGCGGTGTCCTGTTGGTTGGCCGGGTCGACTGTGGAAGCCTGTTTGGCTGGGTCGGCGGGCTTGAATTCGGTTACCGCGGTTTTCACGGGGCGGGTGACGGTCAGACTGTAGATGCGGCTGGTTCCGGTTGCGGTGTCGGTGACGATCCATTCCTGGCGGGTGGATTGCGCGTTCTGCGTGATGTTGCCGCCCTTGATGGTGACTCCGTCAGGCGCTTCGGGCAGCACATACGGGCTTGGATCCTTCTCCCCCAGTGCGAGCACGTAGTCGAGTCGGTTCGGATTCCAGTTGTCGATGAGCTGGCCCTTCGTGTTCTCGCCGGTCTTGTTCACATACAGTCCGGTGAGTTTCGCGGGGGAATCTGCTTTCAGGTCGGCCGGCTGGAATTTCACGTTAACCGTGTAGTCAGCTCCGTTCACGTTGACCTTGAGTACGCGGGAGGCTCCCTCTCCGAGCGCGAGCGTCGGCTTGGATGCCTGGGCGTCGACACCGTGGGTGAGGCCCAGCGTGTAGCTGTCGCCGACCGCGTCGGCCGGTAGTGTCAGCGTGTATTCATGGGTGTCGGGGTTGAATTTTGCGTTGAAGTCTTTGGCCCCGTCGTATACGGTGGCTTTTCCTGTCGCGTCGGTGCGGGTCACGGTTAGGCCGGTGAAGCTCTTGTCCTGGGCTCGGTCGGCGGTGACATCCACTTCCACCGGCACGGTGACGCTTTTCTTGCTGGCGGCATCCTGGATGGTGACATCGCCTGAAGCGGTGCCGGTCAGACGTACGAACTTGCTGACGGTGTCGCCGGTTCCCTTGTCGACAACCTGCACGTCTTTGCCCCATTTGATGGGCAGTGTGGTCTTGATGCCGGTGAGGGTCACCGTGTCCGTGCTGGGTTTGTTGGATTCGTCCAGTGTCGGACCGGCGTAATCCGCATGGTATTTTCCGCCGTCAACCTTGGTGAGTTCCGTTTCGGTGCCGTCCACGGTCACCGGGGTACCCGAGGTGTAGGCGAACGGGATGGTCACGTCGAAGGCTGGGGTGTTGGCCGTCTGGTCGGCGGCTTTCTTGTAGACCGCGGTTCCGGACACGTTCAGCTCGCCTAGTTTGTCACCGGATTCCGCAGTTACGTTCTGGTATTCGGGTTTGAGCGTGATGGTGGATGTGCCATCGGTCACGATGATATCGCCGGGATAGGAGGCGATCTTGTCCAAGGTTGCGGTGGCCGTGCCGTTTTTCAGGTCGAGCGTATGCGTGTTGCCGTCGACGCTGGTGGTCCATTCGGCTGCCGTGTCATCGACGATCTCGTAATCGGAGATGGTCAGCGTGAACTTGACGGCGGAGCCCGCGGCGCTGGTGTAGGTGACCGCTCCCGTGAGCTTCCCATCAGTGCCGGGTTTCTGGCTGGTGGTCAGAGTGTTCTGGGATTTGTCTGTGCCGGACACGACCACCTGGTTCTGGAACTTGCCTTTGACGGTGGCGACGGTCGCCGCGCAATCGCCGTTGGCGTCCTTTTCGAAGGTGACGGGCGTTCCCGCCACGGTGGTCGTGTATTCGGTGTCCTTGGCGGTCTGAGTTTCACTGCTGCCGTTGTTCCCGTTTGCGGTGTTTTCGTCGGCGGTGGCCGTCATGACGCCGGGCCCCGCCATGCCGAGGGTCAATGCCGCTACGGTGGCGATGGTGCCCGCGTTGCGCAGACCGCTGCTGTTACGTTTGGTCATTTCGAGGGTTCTCCTTGCCTGAGTTTTCTCAAACAGTTCCCACTGTAACCTCAGGGTTTGTAATTAACCGGTTTTTTATTGAAAATAACCGTTTTTCTTCCGTTGCCGCATGGCCCGGCATCGACGGCAACGGAAGCGAATTCAGCCGACCGTCGCATCGTCCGCGGTCCAACCCATCAGCTTCAAAGCGTCAGACACGTGGCTTCCGGCGCATTCGAGATCCTTGAACGTCTGACGTACGAGCTCCCGGATCTGCGGGTCGTCGAAATGCTGGCAGTCCAGCATGGTGCGTGCCAGTTCCGACGTGTTCATCGCATAATCATGCACCAATCCCAGCATGTCTCGCTTCTGGTCCTCAGTCAGCTGCTCGTCTTCCAGGTCCGGTTCGCCGTAGTCGAATTCGTCCACTTCGCCTGGTGCGTACTGGAATCCGACCGGAGGTGTCGGCATGTCCGGTTCATGCCCTTCGCGTTGCCTGTTCAGCCATGCGTTCCAGAACGCCTCCCCTTCCTCGCGCGTCACGTTTTCGGGAAGGTTGTCCAAGAAGGTGTCTCGGATTGTTTGTGTGGTGATGTCTGCCATTTGTTTTTCTCCAATCGGTTTTTCTGATGGCGTTTTTTGATTCGATGTTCTTGCGATGGCCGGGGGCTATTCCGCCCGATGCGGCCGAGCCGAGAGTCCGCCGATGATGCTTTGGACGACGGTCGCGACCGGGGCCGGATCGCGTGGATTGGGGTTTCCCCCCGGCCGTGTCTGCGGCAGGCTTTTCGTCGCCCCGTCCCTCGGGCCGCCCAGCATCGGGTGACGGGACAATTCCAACGCACGCTGCACCGCCTGCGTGGCGGGGCGGCCACGGCCCAATGATTTGAGCAGAGAGCGTCGGAACTGCCACATCTCGTCGGGGTCGGAAATCTGGTTCTCCTCCATCAGCCGGGTGATGGTCGCTTCCGAAGGCATCGACTGTCGTCGTTTCCTTCTCACGGCGAGGTTGATATCCCCCACCGTCATCCATTCGCCGTGAGGATGCAATGCGTAGAATTCCCGTACCGCGGCGTTGGCCTCGTCGAACGACACCGATCTGGCCAGCTCCTCGTAGAAGCATTGGGCTTGAGCGTCGCTGATTGGCGCGTTGCCGTGATGCACGTTGATGCGGCGCAGCACCTGCAGAGCTTCGTTAAAGTTCATCGAATTCCTCCTCTCGCGGATGGGCTTCATCCCAGGCGGCGGCCCGCGCCTGTAGTTCCTCGTTATGCATGTCGTTCAGCACGCTCTTCGGCAGCCTGCCGTTCACCGGTAGGTTCTCCGGGTGTAGCGCGATGTTGTTGGGGTCGCGCCCCATTTTCAGGTTTTGGATGTCCCGTTCGAGCCAACGCCTGTATGTGGCATCCCAGTTGGCGCTGCGGTATTCGGGTTTCTCCTGCGTGTAGTAGGCGACGAACAGGGTGACTTCGCGGATCAGGTTGATTCCAGCCTTGGCCGTGGCGATGCGAAGTTCGGGCGAGGGCTTCCAGTCCGGGGCCAACACGGTCTGACGGGTCGCGGGCTTCTTCTCTTTTTTCGGAACTTTTCTCTTCTTCGAAGAAACCTCGGAAGGTTTCTTCTGAACCGGAGAGGTTTCCTCGACCCTGCTGGAACTCTGAGAAGATTCGAAAGAAGCGTTCTCGTTTTCAGGCTCTGAGGCGGACTCGTCCGCCGATTTTTCATTTTTTGCACGGAAAGAGGAATTAGGTATTGGGTATAAGGTATTAGGTATAAGGGGAGAATATGAATCGGATTGGGTATCCGATACCCCTTGAGATACCCCATCCGATGGAGTATCCAACACCCCTTGAGATACCCCATCCGATGGGGTATCGAATGAGGTATCCCGTGGAGGAGAGAAAGAGCTTTCCTGATACCGGTTGAGAGCATCGGATACCGCTTCTTCACCTCCTGACACAATTCTCCGGGGGTCGATTGATGGCAGGTCAAGCAGGTCCCTAACCTGATCCCATCCCTGCCAGTCACGCTGCTCCTTGTACAGCCGCTGCAATTCGAAAACGATGACTCCACGCAGTTTCGACGAAGCTGTATCCGTGTAGCTAGAGCGAACAGCGATGGCTGTCTTACTGCTTTTGAGAGGCGCGTCGTTTCGTAAGAAGGAACGTATCAGCACTTCATCGGTGTCCTCATCTCGTACGATATAGAGTTTCTTCTCCAAGACGACGGCATCGGCTTCTATCGTCTCGACAGTCATATCCGAAGCGTTAACGGCAAGCTTTTTAGGACGCCAGTCAACGATGCCGCAGAGATTGGTCGAAAGTTTCAGTAGCAGCAGGAGATACAGGTTCTGCTGCGAACGTGTCAGGCATCGCCAGCTCGGATCGTCTAGGATGGCCCGATGGATTAGAGCATATTGCCTCATATAAGCTCCTTAGCGATGGACCAGTGCTACCGCTTCATGGCCGGCTTTATCGTGAACGTGTCCGCCATGATTTCGCCTGGCGTGTAGCCGGTGGCCGCCCCGTATCGTTCAACATCCCCCAGGCTCCATTCGAGATCGCCCTTGCGGTGGACACGCACGTAGCGTTCGGATTTGTCGATGATGCGGGCGACTTCGTAGTTCGAATGTCGGTTGATTCCGATAATCGCGTTTATCCGGTCGCGGATCGCTTTTCCGGTTCTTGATGGTGTTTCCTTGCGGTTTGTCATTTTGAAAAGGTCTCCTATGTATCCGTTGCGTCTATGTGGGCGCATTTAAGGTTATACAGGTGCGTCCATGTAGGCGCAAATAGTATCGGCGTGTCGGCGTGACGCATTAAATAGACGCAAAAAGCTGTAGAATAGAGACATGGCAACGAAGATCGAGGTCAGCGAATTCGCTCGACGAATCAACATCGGCGTCAAATCCCAGATGGGCATACGTCGTTTATCCAACCGTGCGTTGGCGCGTGGAATCAAGCGCAGCGAAAAATACGTCCGAGAACGGGTAAACGACGAGCAGGAATGGCGTATAGCCGACCTCGAACGCATGTGCGAGCTTTGGAGGATGACATTCGGCCAGCTGACTTCATATGTCGATTTCAAAGCCGACCATTCGCACCCCGAAGCCACGGGAGCCGACTCGTTCTCCTCGTATCAGTTCGTCGCGGTCATGGACGGTGATGATATCGTTCAAATCCTCGACGGATCGTCATCCCCGCTGCTCGTCAGCGACGAAGAAAGACGGCCAATACGGAAACATTCCCCGTCAACCGAAATTGAATCCGGGAACGCAGGTGAGGGTGCCACTAGGCCGGACTCCCTCACCGATGAGGAGCGTAAGCGTATCGTATTGGAGAAACTACGTAGGGGCGACGTGTCCCTGGCGGCGAACAAGGATCCGCATAAGCTCGCGGAAATGGAAGGCGGTGACGGCCGCTGGTGACGACTGCTTGCCCCCGTTCTGTCAGAGTATCCTCTTCTCGAACCGATTCGATAGGAGGATATTCAACCGTGTTGACGGCCGCACAATTCGACCGCCACATGCCCATCAACCGTGGCATGACCTACGAGCAGATGCTCGATGCCGTGGAAACCCAGCCAGTCCACGTCATCGAAGCCACGCTTGATGACGACACTTCAGGCCTCTACTGTGAGGCTGTCCAGACCATAATCATCGACGAGCATATGACCGACGTTCAGAAACGATGCTCTCTCACCCATGAATTGTTCCACTGGCTGCACGCCGATGATTCGCATGCGGAATACGGGAAAAGCCGTGCCGAATGGCGTGTGCGCCGTGAAACCGCCATGTTTCTGATCGACCCGGCGGACTATGTGCAGGCCGAACGGGAATATGATGGCGAGATCTATCAGATGTCCTGTGAGATGGATGTCACGGTGTTCCTTTTGGAGGACTACCGTCGGATTTTGGAATACCGCCAACCGATACACGGCTGAGGAGAGGAGACATAAACTATGGGGCATCTTGACCCGTTTTTCCAAGAGTTGAACGGCATAGGAATACTGGCGCTGATCGTCACCGTCATCGCTGTCATAGTCCGCATGGTGTTCTGCAGAACCATGAAGGAACGCTTGCTGATCGCGGTGACCGGACTGATATCCGCGGTCATTACCTCATTGGGCGCGGATTATGCGCTGCGGCCTTTTGCCGGAGTCGGATCTTCCGCGACAGGAGGCTCCGCCTTCACGGAGCTCTTCATAGGTTTCATCGTGACCGTGGTGGCAGGAACCCTTTGGTGGGGAATCGCCTTCTCCTATGGGGAGAAAACCTCATCCCCGAACAATCAGCTCACGTTGGATCCGGACACGGAATTAAAGGGATTCGCGCCCCGATACCGGCTGGTGGCCGCCATGAGCAACGAGGACTCCTATTATGGCTGGTTCATGATAGACCACGACAACGGCGGCTCCCCCGACCCGTTGTATGAAGCCAGCCTCAACGCGAACCTGCAACAGGAACGCCAGCTCGGGAAACTGTACGGCGATCCGGGTTCCGGCTTGGACTATTCCGCTTTCGGAAACACGGCCGTACAGGCCGGCCAGCAGGGCGAATCCGCATTGGCCAGAATCATCGCCTACATGCAGCTCAACGTCATCTCCTTCTGGTCCCTGTACGGGCTCAACGAGAACCGCCAGCCCATCAACGCGGACATCGACTGCGTGCTGGTCGGCATAGACCCGCAACAGCAGGTGCATGCCTGGTTCGTGGACGCGAAGAACTACAAGGGCGGCAGCGACACCAAATACGTGAACCTGGATCCACGAAACCTGGTGCGCATAAGCATCAGCCGTCGAGCCCTCATCAAAGGCTCGGACGGAACACCCGTGGTCAAGATGAGCGAGAACATGGCAACCCAACGCGATAATTGGGCGTCCACGCTCGAAACCTATCACGTGGCGGCCCAATGGATGGTCTGCATGGTACCGGGCGGACATAACGGCAACCCGGATGTCAGCGAAGCCGTCTGGCCGGGCAATGTTCGTGTCGTGACGCCTGGACAGTTGGTTGCGGAAATCCAATCCCTGAGCCTGCTGCCGGTGGACAATATTCCGCCACGTGTCGTCAGACTGTTCACTTCTGCAGTCAAACAACAGGCTCCTGCGTCAGCAGCGCCGGTGACGAGCACTGTGCCGATGCCTGTGACATCACCCGTTCCAGCCCCTATCCCCCAGCCGGCAATAACGAACAACTGCCCCGAATGCGGTCAGCCATTGGACGGACAAACCAACTTCTGCCCGAACTGCGGCACACCGCTCAACGCCTAATCAGGCGGTCAGGCTCAGTGTCGCGGACACCCATGTCCACATGCTTTGCGGCCTACCCCGAGTCCGGCAAGATTACCGTTGTAGATGACTTCGCTCTAGCGACAAGCTACAAAGTCATCTACAACGATCTCCCAATCGTCCTTGTTCGAGGTCATCGCAGCCGCACCCGCCTTGTAGAAGTTGCTTGCCAGTACCGTTTTTGTTTTGGCGAGAAAGCCTCGTCATCTTCAGTGTCGCGGATGAATCGCCTCCGCTTGTCTTTGGTTGTCTATGTAGCGTTCGACTATGCTTTCGCTGTTCCTTCCCACGGTTTCGCAATAGTATCCGGCGGACCATAGCTTGTGGCGCTTTCCCCAGTAGTAGCGTTTGAGATGATCGGGGTGCTTGCTCCACAGTTCACGTGTGGTGAGCTGTTTGATTCGGCTGACTGTCCCGCTGATGGTCATGTCGGGTGGGATGCTGACGAGCATATGCACGTGGTTGCCGTCGCCCGTGTTGATTCGATGGATTGCGAACCGTGAGCGTCGTTCGGCGTCGCGGATGCTGTCGAGCACGTCCGCCTCTATTCCTGCGAGAGCGTGTTTGCGGTATTTCGTGACCAGCACGATATGGTATCTGGTCCGCACTTTCGCGGAAGCCTTTGGCTTGTATTCGTCGGGTTCCATGTCGCACACCTCTATGCTATAATCATGCTAACAACAGTTTAGCAGATTCGGAGGTGTTAGCATGACGGTCAGTCTCATCGGCTCGCCACGCAGAACCTCCGAAGAGGCGAGACTGGACAAGAACCGAAGAATCAAGGAATCCATCAAGGCGACCAAAGCCAAGAGGAAAACCCAGACCTGTTCCACGTTCGACCTGAAAATAGTGGGCAACAAACTCTCCAGCACCCAACGCGAGGCACTGGTTCGCGTGTTCTTGGAAGCCAAATGGCTATGGAACGAATGCATCGCCAGCGGAGACCCGTTCTCCTACAAGCCAAGAAAAAACGTCCTCGTGAAAACCAAGGACGACACGATGGACGAACGCGAATACCGCGTGCTCGGCTCCCAGATGAAGCAGTCCCTCGTCAAGACCATCCGATCCAACATCAAAACACTCGCAACCCTCAAGAAACAAGGCCGCAAGACCGGAACGGTCGGGTTCACGAGCGAGGTCAAGTCGCTCGGACTCCCACAACCGGAGACCACGTACCGCATACGCGGACAGAAGGCGAGGATACAGAACATCCCCGGCTGGGTCCGGGTGCGCGGCGTCGGACAATTGGAGGGATGGGAACAGGCAAAGGCCGTTCTCACCAGCGAAGCGGACGGGTGGCATCTGCATGTCACCTGCTACATGGACAAGGAGGAACACCGCAAGCGACGTGAAGCCAAGAGACTAGCGCCGGTGAAGAACACCATCATCGGACTGGACATGGGCGTGAAGACCGCCATCACATGTTCGGACGGAACGGAATACGACGTCATGGTTGGAGAAACCGACCGCCTCAAACGGGAACAGCGAAAACTGAACCGCAAGAAGAAGGGGTCGAACAACCGGCAACGCAATCGCATGAGAATCCGTCGGGCATATACGAAACAGCAGAATCGACTGAACGATGCCGCCAACAAGACAGCGGCGGAACTGCTGCGCAATGAGACCATCTTCATGCAGGATGAACAGGTCAAAGCATGGCACCGCCGTTATGGCCGAAAAATACAGCACAGCATCCTCGGCCGCGTCAAAAACAGACTGACCCGCCACGCGGGACAGGTGGTGGTGCTCTCCAAGTGGGAGCCGACCACGCAACTGTGCCCTGTCTGCGGGACGAAAACCAGAATCCCGCTGGGACGGCGCATATACAAGTGCGCCGACTGTGGTTATACGGCCCCAAGAGACGTCAAAGCCGCTCAGACCATGGTCTGGCTTGGACAATCCGAATATTCGGACAAAATACCCTTGGAACGAGGGGAATACAAGCCTGTGGAGAGCGCATCGGAGTCATACGTGGACAATCTGCGTATGTTCTCCATGCGTTCGGCGAAGCAGGAAACCGTGACGGCTTCAGCCTCACGGTAGTTCATAATTTGCTCTTTTCGTTAAGGATTGATGGTTTGGTATCCAGTTGGGCGGATTCGAATTTTTCCGCAGCTTCTCTCTGAGAGGGAAACGAGTATCTGGTGCGGGTTTTGCAGTATGGGCAGCCGACCCGCCACCATGTTTTCGTGTGAGTGATCGGGCTGACGGCTTTCCGATATTCGCCTTTCATCCCGCAGTTAGGGCATAGTAGCGTCGTGTCGAACACGTCAACGTATTTGTCGCCCATGCGATCCAATGTCCGTTGCATGGCCAGGGTGTCCACGAGCTTCGAGTCGAAGCCGAGCCTTTTGACCTGCTCCGCGCTCCAATGTGCTAGGTACCGGAGGATCTGCTGTTCGATACCGTATTGCGAATAGTGGTAACGTTTGCCGGTTTTCAGTTCGATGAAATCGTCTTCGTGGGCGAAGTCTCCGGCGCAGAACCGTTCGACGGCTTCCTCTCTGCTTTTGCTGGGGAAAATATTACAGGCGATGCACCGTTGGTTCGAACAGGAGCAGAAGTACGGGTGGCACCAGAAGCCGTCCATTTGTCCGTCACGTTCGCCACCGTGTATGAACCCGAGGGGAAGGAACGTGTCGCAGTCATGCGGTTCCGCATGACCAGTGGAGCAAAGCGGGCACGGATACTGTTCGCGCATTATCTTCGCTTCGGCTTTCCTCATGCTACGTTCCGCGGCATCCACCGCATCCTGCTCCGCCAGACGTTTGGCGATAGGCTCGTTGATCTGGCGAACGATATCGACGGGCAAACCGGTCTGCTTGGCAACGGATTCCACCGTGGAACGACGCGACTGGAGCAGGTCGGCTGCTCGTTCGGCTCGACTGTGATATCGGGGCATGGTCAGACAGGGTCTTTTGCCAGATGGAAGGCGACTGCGATGATTGCGGCCAGCATGATGCTGAGGCTGATAAGGATTGGATGTTTCAAGATTCTTTCCTTTTGCTAGTTTTCAAGAATGATTTGCGTGCCACTGAAGAATGCGAGACGGTCTGCTTCACGGATTTTCTTCGGATCGGTCACATCACGCATGAACTGTTCCCTGAAGCGCCGGTATTCGGCATCGTATCCGGAACCAGTGTTCTTCTTCTTTTGTGCCGGTTTCTGTTTCGGTGTCGGCCGACCTTTCTTGAAGGAGAGTCGTTCTCGGCGTCGCTTGTCTGCTTCGACCACACGGTTGATCTGTCTGGCACAGGAGACAACCGTTTTCCTGTCACCTACCAGATGAGCGGACACGGCTTTACGCCGCAGTCGTCCGATATTCCGGCAAGCGTCAGCCGACAGTCCCGGCAACAGTTCGAACTCGTTTAGATACAGGATTCCACCCAGCAGAGTGAAAGGTGCAATGCTCTCATTGGCTTCCGGCATCAGCATCTTCCTCCTCTTCAAGTCCAGTCAGCACTCCTGCATAGGCGTCTTCGATTTGCTGGCACCACTGTTCCATCGTCGTATCCAAGGAAATGAACATGGTCGGAGTGAACCCGCCGGTCATGTATTCATCAACGACTCGTCCCGCCAGGTCAAGGTCATACAGTTTGATTTCACCGATCAGCCTATTGTCCCGGAAGAAAGCCAAACGTCGTTGCGAATATTCCACCACACTCATGCCGCTGATAGCCCAGCCGTTCAACCCGTTACAGGAACAGGCCAGAGTGTGTTCGTTCTCCTCGACGATCTTCCAATCATCCTTTTCGACGATTGTTTTTAATGGTTCGTAGAATTTGCTCAAATTTTCTCCTTAATGACATTCCGGGCACAGCCACTCGTCTGTGGCGCAGTCCCATCCGTTTTCAATGAGTTCGTCATGGTTTCCCATTGCTGTTTTCCCGCATTTGCTGCAGGTCAGATGCCAGTGTTGCGGACAGTAGTGGTTTTCGTCTCCATCCAATTGCCATCCGTCGGAACTGGCGTCATCGTCTGCGTCGTCTTTGTCTGTGTAATAAGCGCTACCGTCTTCGGGGTCGTATTGTTCATCGCATTCGTCGCAGTGGATTGCGACGAATTTCTTCTCGGTGAAACTCATAGCGTCCCCTGTTCTTGCGTCATGTCTCGGATGGCGTCCTCGAGCAGGCTTCTCGCGGCCTTGCATCCTTGAATGTATGCGCGGGATGGTTCCGTTCGGGCGTGGGCGTCGCTTGCATGTTCGAGTTTGAGTTCGCTGGAGATTCGTTTCCCTGCTTCGGCTTCCGTTTTGGCCAGCAGTTGGCGATCATGCTCGGTAAGCCAGGCGTCAAACAGTTCGGCTACGTTGGAGAATTGCGGGTTTGCCGACAGTGAATAGAAGTCCTCCGCGCCGTTTATGAAGATGTTCCTGGCTTCGCTGTCCGTCAACGGTTGGTTCACGCTCAATTGTTTTCCTCTCTTTGATGATGCTTGTCTTCGTTGACATCCTCCCCCGCATGAATGCGGGGGAGGATGTCAATGTTTTCTGGTTTCTTGATTCCGGTCACGGCTTGCACGGTGACGTATCCGTCCGTGTCGAAGTAGTCGACCATGGCGTTGTTGTTCTGATACGTGTACTGGTCGCCGACCTGCTGGCAGAGTTTCTTTGCGTTGCGGACTTTTGGAGTTTCGATGACGCAGGCTTGCTCTTCTACGGTCAGCTGTTCGTTGTTCTGGATTTTCTGGTTGATTCGCCGTGCTGTTTCATCCCATTCGTCGGAGGAGGCGCTTCCTCCATGAGCTTCGATGATTCCTCGTCCGGCCCTGTGTTCCGGACCGATGATCCGGTCTTCGGAATCCGCAGCCATATATTCGGCGTGGGTCGGCACGTATGTGGAGGATTCGCCTTCCGGCAGTTGGATGGTGAATCGGGCTCTCCAACTTGCGGAACCTGTACTTGTTCGGACTCCGATCTTCCAATCTTTTGGAAGTTGACCGTTCTTCTGCAATGCTTTGATGTCCGCGCGCATGAGTTTCGCGTTTTCCGCCGGACTGCGACTGGCATCGTATTTGCCGCCGGTGATGGCGGTGGATCCCATGTAGCCTTCCGACTTCACGGAGGGCTTGATGATCGGCTCATCAACGGTCGCCGAGCTTTTCGCTAACAATTTGGAGGCACGCTGAATCATGTCGTTGGAGGGAAATCCCGCATTCTTGTTCTCGTTGGCGAATGTGCCATCGCTGTTTCTGAGCTGTTGTTTCGCTTGCGCTGACTTAATGGACATGATTTCGTTCTTTCTATTCAGATGACGGGATTCAAGGGAACATGTGTCGGATTGCCGGCCTCTACGTACTGCTTGTAGTCCGGGGCGTCTTTGCAGAGTGTCCAGTCTCCGCTGCCGTCATCATGGTAGGTCATGTTCGATTTCACGCCTTGTTCGATGAGATATCCATGGGAGCAGGTGTTGAGACGGTTTTGTTCGGGTAGTTTCATATAGCCGTCGAGGCTGTTGCGGTCTGCTTCGGGCAGGAGTGTGAAGTCTCCTATTCCGTTTTGGATGTCTTGGATGCTTGTGTTGGCTGCGTGGCTCATTGGTGTTTTCTTCCTTCAATTGTTTATGTGGGCATATTCAGTATAACAGTCACATGCCGTAGAAGAAAATCCCAATGAAAGATATCCAAGGTTTAAGACAGGTGCCTAGTACCAAGAAAACCGAACCGACGCCCCGCAGATTCTCCAGCCTCTATCCGCTCTAGGCATTCTCGAAAGCCGCCTGATCGAACTTGGTATCCACGTGGATGGTCCATCCGCTGCTGATCACCTCATTGCAATAGTGCTTGCGGGATGCGACCACCTGGGATTGCAGGTACCTGTTGTCCCTCAGCTGTTCCGCAGTGGGGTTGCCGAACAGTGGTGTCGGTATTCTTTTCGACCCGGTCTCCGTGACGAAGTACAGGTTGAGCACCGTGTCGTCTTTTACGCGGCGCATAAAGTCGCCGAGTTTTTCGGTCTTGTCTTCAGACAATGGATCTCCTTGCTGTTCCATACTCTATGTAGATATATTCAGTTTAACAGGCATAACAGAATTGTTTCAGAAAAAAAGAGAAGGTGCGGCTCACCCAAAAAGTCCACAAGGGGAAGCCGCACCATAGGAGAATCCGAGGAAAAACAGGATTACCACCGAGAGGATTCGGGTCGAGAGAACGTAGGCCCTCATCCTGATATCTCAACCTACCGTAGTGTTTCCGAAACAACAGGCAATATATTGAAACAATCAGATAATTCCTAGTTTTCTTCGGAATGGCTTAATTTTCTTTCGCCTGGCATTGCTGCAGGAATCCGATCGTCTCGCTTTTCTCCCAACTGCTCATGGAAAGTCCATACTTGTCTTTGATGTAGACGCGCTTGGCCATGTAGGAGCACTGGTAGCCGCTGTTGCTCGGCAGCCAGACGGATGGGGTGGATGCGACCCATCGTCCGACGGACTTCTTGGGGACACCGCTCCCGTACAGGTTGATGCCCTCGCTTTTCGCATTGTTGGCATCCCCTTGGCTGGCAAGCAGCACGTCCGGATCGTTCGCGTATTTCACGCGATCGTTTTTCCTTGAGTTCTTCCACAGGCCGGAGGCCCATGCGTCGTTCAAGGCGACCACATGGTCGATCTGCACTGCGGTGCTGTCTCCGCTGACGGTCTTCCCATTCTTCACGACGCTCTTCCGGAAGTTGATGGTCTGGCCCGTATAGGGGTCATGCAGTGTCCCGGATTGCACCTTGCAATTGGAGTCCATGACCGGATTGGTCAGGTCACGGTTGAGAATGTAGTCGCGGGTGGTTCCGTATCCGCAAAGCTGGTCGCTGTTCTGCCAGTCCCCGAAATCCTCGGCGCGATTGTAGCCCTTCGTATGGGGTGTTTCGGTCGGGAGGTTCCGGGCGGCTGTGATGGCTTCGGACACGCTCATGGGGCTTGCCGCGGAAGCCGGCAGTCCGCTCGCTCCCATATCCGTGTTCGTGGAATCCTTTTCTCCGGTGTTCCCCGAGGAGGCCAGACCGTCTTTGATCTGGCCTTCGATTTTCGACAGGTCCGGTTTTTTCAGCCCCAAGCCGATGTTTGTTTTCTGCATGGAGTCTTCGCCCGGAAGTATCTGACTGATGCTGGTTATTGCAGGCAACCCGAATTGTGGGGCGACCGTGGCCCATACTCCGGTTTGGATGATGACGATGATGGTTATGAGCACGATGGCCAAGCCGCCAAGGATGCCGGCAACGGTTATGCCGGTCTTGTTTTTTCTCGATGCCACGACGGTTTCCTCTTCTAGAACAGTCCGCTGATGATGGTCCAGACGACCGCGATGCCGAATAGGATGACGATGATCGCTCCGAACAGGTCGGCGTTGCTGTTGACGAATTCCGCAAATGGGGGAAGTTCTGGTTTCTTGTCATTGGCCATGATGGTCTCCTTAGTTGTTTTGGCTGTCGGATGCCGTACCGTCCGACGATGTGCCGTCTGAGGTGTTGTCCGACGTGCCGTTGCCCGATGATGCCTTGGAACCGTCGGCAGTGGAATCGTCGGACTGGGTGTCCTGCGATGTGGTCCCGGCGGAATCGGTGCCGCCGGTCTCGTCGTCGGAGTTCGCCGAGGTCACGTCGCTTTTGCTCAGTGCGTTCGCATAGGGGCTCAACGTCCTGACGCTGCCATCCGCTCCCCAGTCGATGATCTTCGCGTTACCGGATGTAGGGTTCTTGACCAGTACGGTGATGTTCGTCTTGACGGTCGAGCCGCCGGTGTTGTCCGAAGATGACGTGTCGCTTCCCTTATCGGAACTGTCTTGCATCACGGCATACGGTTCGAATGTGATGCTGATCGACGCCGCAGCATAGGGAGGCGTGTCACTGGATTGTTCCTTTGGTACGGATTGCCCGTTCTTGTCGCACTCCACAAGCCAGTTGATGCTCACGTTTTTGAATGTTCCGATGGCTGCTGGCTGGTAGGCGTGCTCGCTGTTCGGATCCCCGACCAGCACGGTGAACGCGTTGCTGTCTTTCCCGATGTAGGCTTTCGCCCAAGCGTTGACGACGTTCTGGAAGCTGGACGCCTGGTCGATGCGAGAGTATCCGGATGGCGTATAGGATTGGGCTCCGCCAGCGCCGCTTGCTTTCAACGGCAGCACTGTTGGCTCTCCCACGGCGGTGGCCACGTTGTTCTTCCATGAAATGAGCTGGGTTACGTCGCGGGTGGATCCGTCGGACAGGTCGGTCAGGGAGAACTGGTGGCTCCACCAGTCGGTATGTTCCTTTCCTGTTCCGGTGTCCTCGTCACTGGATCCGACTTTTGTCGCCGAATCCCATAACAGGTTCGTGGTCCCGTAACGGAATGGTCCTTTGTTTGTGTCCAACCATTTGTTGACGGACGCCAAGGCTGCCTGTTTCCCTGGTTTGTCTACGCTGATCTCCTTGTATTTCGCGCTCAACATGGAACCCATGTCCTGCAGCGTGCTGATTGCGTGAATGCTGATGACGGGAGCGACGATTCCGGCGATCATGAACACGGTGATGAAAACTTTCCACCAGCGGGTGTTTCGCATGGCGCGTTTGATTGCCGTCAGTTCGACTTCGTTCTTCCGTTTGTCTTCGGTGATGTCCATTGGAGATTCAACGGATGCTTTTCGTGCCACTTCGTCTCCTTGAGAATCTGAACGTGTTATCTAGTGTCAGACTATCCGGAGTCTCAGCGTGAAAGCGGTGGAAGTCGGGAAAAGAAAAAAGAGACTCGGATACTGCCGAGTCTCTTTTTGTGTCAGCGGGTCTGCGCGTATTTTCTGGCCAGCTCCATGTCAAGTCCTCCGTTGACGAAGCATTGTTCCACCGCGGCGTTAAGAAGAGCCTGCGTGGTCATGTTCGTCTCGACCGACTTGATTCGCAGCGCGAGATAGTTTTCATCCGTCAGGTTCGTGCCGAGCCTCCGGTCGAACGAATACACGGGCTTCCTCCGGCCGGCCCTCCCGGATGCTTCATTCGTTTTCGTCTCATGATCTTCCGGGATTGCTTCAGAGACTGCTTTCTGCTCGGGAGCCTCGACCGTCATCTTCGGTTCGGGGGGTTCGGATAGGAGAGGCCGACGCCCCATGTCGCGAGTGTCCTGCAGGCCGCGTCCGAAAGCGCTGTTGATATTCTTTACCATGTTTCAACTCCTACTCGATGCCGAACTGTTTGACGAGGTCAATGAGCTCTTGGGTGACGGAAGCGTAATCCCTGTTGTCTATCTGGTTGGTTCCGTACAGATTCTTGATGGCTTCCCTCTCGTGGATGACCGTTTCGAATCGTGTTGCCTCCAGCTCATCCAATTGTTTCACTGCGTCACGCGCGAGTTTGGTTCGCGCTTTCACTCGCGTGAGCAGGATGATGCCGTTTCTGGCGGCCGCATAGGTCTTCCCTGCATGGCTCAAATCGCTGATGGACGGCTGGCAGGGGATGATTGACACGTCGGCCGCCTGGAGTGCCGTCTGCACCGTTCCCGCATCGGATGGAGGCGTGTCGATGATGACCCATCCTTTGTAGCGTTCGCGAATCCTGTCGGGCATTCCGAGGATCACGTCATTGGTTTGGATCACGTCGAAACCCAGCTTGTAGGGTTTGTGCGGAGTCCCGTTGGCTTCGTCTTCTTTGCGACGACGATCGTCCTCGATTCGCACGTATTCGTCCCAGAGCGTCGCGCCACCGGTGTTGTCGGCGTCCAGAACCGTGACGTGTTCGCCGCGCCGGGCGAGGCATCCGGCGACGAGCATGGCTGTCGTCGTTTTTCCGACGCCGCCTTTGATGTCGGCGACCGCGACAAGAATCGTGCTTTTCAGCATGCTGTTTTCTCCTCTGTTCACGTTTTCCGCCGCCAAGGTGGAGGCGTGGGACGCGCTTTTTTTATGTGGCCACATTCAGTGTAGCAGAGGCGCATTTTTTTGTGGAACCAGCTCTCCCAATCAACAGGAAAACAACACAATGCGGGAATGATCAGGCAGAAAAAACACTTCCGCATTCATCTGCCAAACCATTCCCGCATTCCCACAGTTCTTTGCGAAAATTTTAGGATGCCGTAAACAACAGCCTCTCCAAAAACGCTTTGAGCAACACGCCCAAATCCGGGAGCTGACTAGCGATCCCCTGCATCCATTCACGGATGGGAATGCCCATCGCCTCCAGGACGCCGCTGATGACCCACACGAAGAACAGGCCCGCGCATATCCTCGCCGCAACGGACAACATTCTCATCGAACGTCCCATGATCTTCATGAAGACGCTGCCGCCGCCGACCGCCAACAGGAGCAGGGTCAGCACGGCTCCCGTTGGCGTGAACATCCAAGCGAACAGGACGGTGAGAAAATCGGCGGCTCCCTGCCCAGCCGTCTGAGTAACAGTGTCGGTGTTCATCAGAATGCATCTCCATCCGTTTCGAACTCGTCAGACGTTTTCTGGCGAGGTGGGTTCTTCGGCGCGTTGAGGTTCGCATGGTATTTCGCCGCTGCTTCCTTGACCTCTCCCGTGATACGCGCGCTCTCCAATGCGTCGGCGGCTTCCTGCTCGCTCATGTGGCCCTGTTGCCGGAAGTTGTGCATCATGCTGTTCTCCACCACCCCGAACGCCTTGTCTCCATCGGAGTTGAGACTTCCGTCCTCGGAGTGCATCTCGTTCAATGATTCATCGAGATCGAACGGATTGTCTTCGACCGGAGCAATCGGAGTCATGACCGTCGTGGGTCTGTTGCCCAGGCTTAGGATTTCGTTGCGGCTCTTCTCCGCTCTGGCTCCCAGTGCGTCGAGTCCGACCTTGGCTCCATGCCAGAGGTCACGGTTGGTGGCGAGCTTGCCCAATGCGACTGCACCTGCCGGCAGTGTGATCGGGTTGGATGTGAGTGCGGCAGCGGCGATACCGGTCGCCGCGACTTTGGCGCCACGCTTGACCACGTCACGCAACGGTTGGGATTGCATGACACCTAGGGCTGCCTTGCCTGTCGCGCCCAACAGCATAGCTCCTCCGCCCAGGCCGCGTGCGGTCTGATTAAGCAGGCTTGCACCTTTTGCCATGGTACGGGCGCGGCCGAGCGATGCGCCGGGATGGCGGGCCATATAGTTCTTGACGCGATCATCGTAGGACATGCCGCCCGTCATGAACGCCTGAGCTCTGTCGGCTTGGTTGGCGAAACGTGCGGCGACTCCTGCGAGGGACCCGCGTACGGTACCTTCGTTCATGCGCCCCCATCTATAACTGAGGGAGTCTGCTCCGCGGGCTGCGATCGCATCGTATTCTTTCGCGTTGCGTCCGTACAGGTTGCGGTCGCCGCCGTCGAGGTCAAGATTCTTCCTCTCCGAATCGAGCATGGAGTCGAGTTTGCTTTCGCCGGCGGTAGGACCGAACATCCTGTGGCGCGGTCCGGCGTTGCGACTGGACATGCCGCCGTGGTTTCGGCTTGTGAGGAGCCGTCCCATGAGGAGACCGCTGCTTATTCCTCCGCCGATTCTCCTGAGGCCGGCCAGCACTCCGCCTGCCATGGCTCCACCGGTGGCGATTCCCATCATCGCTTTGAAACTGAACGGGTTGCCGACTTTGAGCACGCTGGTACAAAACAGGCTGATGGCCGCGATTGCAAGCACCGGACTGAAACCGCTGATCACGTTGTACATGAAGCTGCTGCTCATTTCGGAACAGAACTTCAACATAAGCTGGCAGATGAATGTGGCGATGGCTCCCAAAGCCGAATACAATCCGCCGGTCATGCTCAGGTTGCACGTGTATTTCACCCAGTTCTTCAACACGTTCTTCGGAGCTTCGCCTATGGGGAAAGCTCTCACGAGGAACGCTACGACGAGGAACAGCACCATCAGGACGAGCATGAGCTTGGTCATGATGAGGATGACGCTGAGCAATCCCCAGACGATCATGTTGCAGATGCCACCGAGCACGGAACCGAATGCACCCAGATTGTCAGGCGCTGAATTGCCGTACAGGTTGTCCAGGGTGATTCGCATCGCTCCTTCTCCGGTCGAAGAATCCTGCGTGTTACCAAGGTTGGCTTCACGCCAGGTTCCGCCGACGTTGGGGATATCGAAACGCCAGCCCAGGTTCGCGGCATCGGCGATGTCCGTGTTCTGGACGTTGCCGCTCGAATCACGGAAGTCATTGTCGTTGTGGAAGGCCTGATACTGGTCGCCTTTGAATTGCTTTGTGCCCAAAGCCACATTGCACAATTGGAGTATGTTCTGGTCTACCTTGACATCGTCCCCGTAGAAGTGGGCCCCGTTCCCGCCTGAGATGTCGCTGAATCCATCCTTCTTCAATCTGACGGTGAGCTTCCCGTTTTTGATGGCTCCTGTATCCTTGTCCCCCATGTTTTTGACGAGGATGTTCCAGCCGTCACGGCCGTACACCTTCCCACTGCCGTCGATACCGCAGGTCTCCCAAAAGATCCCCGCTCTGGTCAGTCGAACATATTTATCCCGGTCGTTCTGCTCCTTTTCCTTGTCATTGACGGAACTGTCCTGAGGGTCGATCCAACCGTGTTCGCTGAACAACCATTCCGCTGTGCTGGAATCGATACTCAAACCGGTTGCCGCATTCGTCAATGTCATTTGCACCGCAGGATCGGTGTTCGTGTTCATGTCAAGCACATGGCAGTACGCTTGCTGTGCGTTGTCGGCCACACCTGACGGCGTGTTCGGCCCCGCTGACGGATTACCCCATTGCATCGTCACCCACGATCGGAGAGCCGTTTCCTCCCACATGCGGTTCACGGCCTTGGTGATAGAGGATGTGTCTCCCCCGTTGCCGCTGGTCGCGGTGTCGTACTGCTGGTGCATGGCATACAGGTAATCCTGGCAGTTCGTATTACGGTTGAGTGCTTTGTTGCTGAACGCCATCATGTTCGATTCGCCGTCGTTCAACCCGTCCAGATCAAGTCCGACGGTGAGCTTGTTGACTGCGCCGTTGATGGTGTTGACAACCCACCAGGGACTGCCGGTCGCCGGTTCGGTCGCATTCTCCGCGGTTTTCGAGGCTCCTGTCCCCAACACGATGAGAGCCGCAAGACACAATACCGTGGCAAGCAGTCGTTTGCTCGCCTCTTTCGTGGTCCCGATGTCGAATCCCGCCGCGAGAAGCCATACGACGATGGCGGTCACCATCAACGCCGCGGGAATGCCGCCGGCCATGACACTGTCGATAAGGTTCGCCGTGGCGTGGTCGACCGACGCTCCGGCGGTCTTCAATGGGGTGAAGCTTGCCGCGAACTGGCTTAGCGACAAGGCGCACGACCAGCAGAGCTGCGTGATCTGCATCAGCATGTTCGGCAGGATGTCCCTCGTCGTATGGCTGATCATAGCGGGCACGTTGGCGATGAAACCAAGGATGCCGCTCGATGGTTCGATGCGGCTGGTTATGCTGCCGACATTGCTTCCCCATCGGCCGGACGGAAGACATGTCGTGTAATCGACTTGGGTGCTTGTGGTCGTAGCGCATGCCGGCGCACTCGCACCGCCATCGTTCTCGACCATGGCGAATGCTTGGGAGGGCAGTACGACCACTGTCATCAGAACGACGAGCAGAACAATGAACAGCATGTTCCGTCGCGCTTTCATCCTGACCGGGAGGCTGGGCTGCATTTGAGTTGAAGCGCTCACAGTATCCACATCTCCTTCAGACTGCTTAGATGCTCTGGCTGATTCGAATTGGGGTAGAAAACCTCTCCGGCGATGTTCCGGCTCTGCAATCTCCTGAGGAGTCTTTTCCATCGGACCTGCTGGGTCCGGTCTTTGACTTGGCCGACCATGAGGAATGGTGCGGCGACCAAGCCGATGAGGATGAACACCACGCCGAATGTGATGCCGATGATCGGGGCGAGCATAAGACAGATCAACAGTCCTATAACACCGCCGATGATTGTCGAGAACACGGTCTTGGATCGGGCTTCCGTGCTTTTCGTGATCATGAACGTGTTCTTACGTTCGATTGATGCGGTGGATGAGACCTCGGTGATGTCATCCATGGTTTCCCTTGGATGCAATTGTCTTTGCTCGCCCATGAATATGTTCCCCGATCAGATTCCGAGGTAGTCTTTGCCTTGGCTGCCCACGGCGTTGACGATCCAGTCAAGAGCTGTCAGCAATGCCGGAATGGTTATGGTCGGGCCAGCGAAGATGAAGATGACGGCGAGAGCGACGATGACTCGTGTGACGCTTGGACAGAACATGGAGACCAGCTGGTTGCTTCGCCCCATCGCCTTGCTGATTCCTCCCAGGATAAGCCCCAAGGCCAAGATCACTGCGGCAGCGGTGCCCACCTTGGTGATGAGCTGTCCGGCGGTCGAGTTGAGGATGCCGTCGAACATGGCGTGATAGCTTCCGACAAGATTGCTGGAAGCGGCGATTTCTATGGTGTTGCCCATTATTGGATTCCCTTCGAATTTGGTTTGAAGGAACCCTCCTGCGTTTCCCGAGTGTATCAACGGAATCGGTTGATAACGATAGGTTTTCGGTTTTTAACAAAGTTTCTTGCATTCTCAGACAACACGGGGAACACAGATTAAGAAAAACCCATCCGGCATCAATGGAAGCCGGATGGGTTGGCATGTTTTTTTGCGGTCCTACTTGTCGCCGGGACGATAACCGTCGTCGAAGTCTTTCACGCTCACGATGAACGCCGGCTGGATCTGTTCCATGTTTCTGGTTCTTACAGCGGCATGGTATTTGGGGAGGTTCGTCACCGCTCCTCCAGTCCACCCATCCAATCCCTCATTGTCGGTCAGACGTGCCGCGGTCAGCGTGGCTATGCGCGGAATCGACGTGTTGTAGCTGATGAACGTCGTGTACCCCAGGAACGAATCCAACAACGTGTCGGACAACTGGGTCGGGTATTGGGTGGCGAACACGAGAATCAATCCGAACGAACGCCCCTGCTCCCTCAGATTCTTCAACACGTCGTCCGACCCGTTCGCCAGCAGGCTCAGCTCGTCGCAGACGAGCATCGTGTGTTTGCCAAGCGTCAGCCAGTCCTTGCAGTGTGCGAACACCGTGTTCCAGAACCGGTACATGAGCCACGAGCCCAGAATCTTGTCCATGAGCTCGGGAAGCGAGTGGCCATTGTGCGGGGCGAGCACGATGTGATAGTCGCCCGGGTGATCCAATATCCACTTCCATGTGACGGTGCTGCGTCGCGGTGTGAACATGTGTTCGATGGCGAGGAACTGGTTGACCTTGTTCACTGAGGCGTTGGTACGCTGCAGTATTTCACGATCGCTTCGCGCCGCCTGCCCCTTCTGATCCGGTCGTCCGTACAGTTGTTCTGCGGCACGCGCGGCCAACGTCATGTCTATTCCGAGAGGATCGTCCTTCAATTCCAATGCGAGAGCCCTGCATACCTGTCCAAGCGCTCTGGCTGATCCGGTTTGACCATCCGACCCACACAATGCGACCACGGCCCAGCCGATAGGTGACTGCTGTTGCCTGAGTTGACCGGCCCCGGGATACTGTTGCTCGAGTTGTCTGCATCTTCTTAGGATGTCCCCCGGCTTGTGTTGGTCGTATCGGCTTGCGGCCACGCCGATGGTCATGGATTGGGTGATGATGTTTTGGGAGTCGTTCTGAATGTCGCCGGCATTGAATGCGTATCTCATGGTTTTGGCGACGCTTTCCGCCGTCTCCTGGGCGTTCCTTCCCTCCTGCATTCCGAGCAAATCGAGACCGATGCTGGAAGGATCGGTGAGATATATGACACGTGGAGGGGAGTCAATCCCCTGCGTTTGCCGATACCGGTCCAGCACTTCCACTCCGGTGTCGTCCTTCATCCAGAAGTGGATGAGTCGTGAATCCGTTCCCCACACGTCACGGCTGGTATCGTTGCGATGGCTGATGGCCCATTGGCTGATGCCGTGGGTCAGAACGGTTTTTCCTGATCCGGCTTCACCGCTGATTGCGATTCCGCCATAGAGCTGTGTCGGATCCAAGTATCCGGGACGTCCGGAATCGTCCAATCCGATCAGGACGCCTCCATGGGACAATGGTTCGGGTACCGGGTGAAGATCCTGTTTCACCGCCGTGGATTTCTGCACCGGCATGAACAGTGTGGTCGTGGTCATTGGGCTGAAGACCAAAGTGGTGCGTTGCGGGCCATATCCCGTCGCATACACTCGTTTGTCTTTCATGCCGAGTTTTGTTTCGGTGTCACTGAGATTCGCCTTGCGTTTGCGGCGAAGCCACCAGTATCGGCGTGGGCGTTGGAGAATATCATCCCATAGAGTGTTCCTCCACCATCTGATTCCAGCTGCAACGGTGAAGGCAAGAGGAATGATCCACAACCATGACGGTATCGGCAACAGCATCAAAGAGCAGTACGCCAACAGTCCAAGACATGCGAATTTGTAGTGCGGCGGTACTCGGAAGTACATTCGAGTGCTGTTGTCGTCGTTCAGCATGGCTTTCGCGTTTGCGGAGAGTAGTCCACTCAAAACCCAAGGCACCAGCAGCATCGCCGCTACCGTTCCCGCCAGCCAGAAGAATGTGGCAAGACGAATCGGAGTGATGACGGACAATACCATCGTCAACAGGGTGACAGCCAAGGTCACGATGAGTCCGCCCAACTTTGGGTAGCTGGGATGACTGCTCATGTTGGAGAGCAGCGGGAACATGGCCTGTCCAGCCCGTTGTGCGAGTTCTGCGTTCCGGCGGCTGTCGGCGCATGCTGCGGTGACTCGCGCGCAGAGCGTGTGTGCTGCGACAAATTCGTTGCCGTCCTCGACGGTGGAATGCTCGTCGGCAACCCAATCTCGAATTCGGGCCTGTTCGAAATATCCTTGCCTGCGGAGCGTTACGCTGACATAACTGTCTGCCGGCATCAATGCTTCGACGCTTTTCCGAATGCCGGCGGAATCGGTGCGCATCTTCTCCATCGTCGCCTTTGAATTCAAGCGGGCCCGCCATGGCACAAGAGAGTGAGCTGATCTGCTGATTCCTTCCGGCAGTTCGGGTTCGCCGTTCCCTGGCAGTGGGCTGATGGAAAAGCCGGCGAGATCACCCGCCTTGCGTATGCCTTCGCCATCGCCATGCACATATTCACGGACCGGCTCGTTTCCCACTCTGACGAGCAGCAGCGTGCAGTCCTCCAGATTTCCTGGGACATCATCCGCGATGGATCTCAACTGGTCGCCATCGAGTTGGCTGATGCTGCGAGTCACCTCGTACCATGCTTTTTCTTTTTCTCTCATTCCGATGCCCTCCTGTCAATTTGATTGTTCTGCGGTTGCCGGTTCGGTGGAGTAGAGCATGGCCAAGGGGAATCCTTCCGGCAAGTCGAACTTGGTCAGCTTCTCTCTTTCCAACAGTTGATATAGCCATGTGGTCATGCGGACCGTCGCATCCTTGTCTGCCAACGCCCATCCCAAATCCGCATACCCGTCCTTGACGGTGCTCTGGTCGCCGATGGTTTCCCTCATCCGTCGTATGGTCTTCACCGCAATGTATTTGGAAACGTCGAACATGATCGCATCCAATTGCCAGAGTCGTATTTTTTTCAAAGCCGGATTGCGTTGCAGGTTGACCATGAGGAACGGGACCACCAGCGAACGGCGTCCTGTTTCGCAAAGCGTCCGTATCTTCTGCAATGCACGGTAGCGTTCGGTTTTGGCTTCCTCCAAACGCTGCTGGTTGGTTGCGAAATTTTCAGGAAGAGAGTTCAACGCTTTCACCTCCGATATACCCGTAGAATCCTCCCCGGTATGCTTCCGGCTTCCGCCATCCACTGACATCCCAGCCCCATTGGTGTCTGATTGTTTCATCCATGACCGTCCATCCCCAGTCACGGATTGTCGTCACAGGTTTTGTTGATGGGGTGCATCGGCTCCAGTCCGGTGAGAACATGCTGCGTTCGACGTTCAGCATGTCCCGGTATGTTCCGATCCCGCCGGTCGGGTTGCCTTGCTCGTCGAACCAGTCGTCCCATAACGCGAATCCCATACGCGACGCCACGGATGGGTCGCCGACCAACATCTCGTCGGCATGGCTTGCCGTTTCGATGATGCTGCCCAATGCCGGGTACTGCCATTGGCTGGTGTCGCGTATGAGCAACCAGATACAGATGAGTCCACGTCGTTGCATCGGCGAGTAGGCGAGCAGCTTCGACCAATTGGAGATTTTCTGGCTCATGTTATTTGGGTGGACCTGCACTTCGATTCCCGCAAGCACGTTGTTCGATGCGAGTGCGGTGATGTCCGTCGAACAGCTGTGAGGCAGTCCGGCTTCGCTGACCGCCTGCGGGTCGATGAGCCGGAACGCTCCCCAACCGTCGCCGCCGACGAGTTTGATGTCCGGATTGACACCGAGATGCAGTCCGACGTGCGCCGCATACGTATTGTGGCGCACGTGGCGTCTCATTCCGATCAACTGCTTGTCCGAAAGCATTCTACGAAGCCAGGTTGCTGAATTAAACAGGCCGAGCGTGCTTCGGATGAGTTTCTTGTCGGAGCTCAACGACAACCAGGTTTGCGGGATTATCTGCCCGGAAAATCTTTCGTAAGGACTGAAGCCGATGTCGATGACTCCCAGCCGACACAACGCGCCGTACAGGTTCGGTTCGTCGCGATGGAATTCGGGAGCTCCTTTCACGGAGAGTCCCGCCCGAAGCTGGTCGACGGTGCATGTCCTCCATGAAAGCAATGCGCCGATGATGCTCGTAACCAATTCACTGTTTGCCTTGACCATGCTTTCCGCGAACAATCGGTTCGGAACGATCCACTGATGACGTTGCGCCAACACTCCGGGGTGTTCGTTGTTCGCCACGTCGCTTCCGCGAATCCAATCGGCGTCGCTACCCATCGGCCATAGAGCACGGTCATCGGGATTCGGCGTGAGTGAGAGATCAACCACGATGGAACCACCCCTTTTTCTTTTTCACTTCGAACCTGGCCGGTTCGAATCCCTTATCGGGCAGAACCCATTCAAGGGTCTGCTCTCTCGCCAAGTCCAGATTCGAGTCAGCCCAATTCGATTTACCGGATGCGATCAGATTGCCGGCCTCGACCGTCTGGTACTCGACTCCGAGAAAAATCCCGTATCTTGAATAATCAAGTGGCCGGTAGTCTGTCATTCCGACCGGGACCGTGTCTTTTATTCCGATACATTCTCGGGGCAAACCGTAACGGGGAAACGCGCTGAGCAGATTCAACGCATCTCCTTGCGTTTGCACGCCGGCCTTGACGATGACCAGGCAAAGGTCGCCGGCAAGAACGTAGGGGACGACCATTCCTCCGGCGGCTGTGGCGCTGTCCTGCAGATCATCTGCGCTGATACGGTCGAGATCCAAGACGACGAAGTCCCAGAGCTTGCGTGCTTCCTCGATGTATGCGCGGTAGTGGTCCCACGACACCATCGCACCGGCCGGTGGAGCGAACGAAACATCGTAACCGATGTTGAACATTCGTCCCGAATTGGCGCCGTATTGTGCCGCCATGCCGGGACGCCAGTCGGCTATGGTGCGCGCCGGCATACGCTGCCCAGGGTCGAAGAAGGAACGTTGCGATGACTGTCTCATGTTGCCGTCGATAAGGAGGGGGCGTAGTCCTTTTTCTCTTGCCCGCTCGCATAATCTGCGTGAGGAAACCGTCTTTCCCACGCCTCCAGTGTTCGATGTGACAATGATCATGGGTGCCGTCTGGCGGGTCCTGTTCAGGATGATATCGCCTACCAGACGCTTGTCGATTGTCTGTATCCGCCAGAACTCGTGGACGAAATCCGTGATGCTTCGGTCCATGAAATATTCGGGGAGGGCCTGCGCTCCGATGGGTATCTGTCCGCGGTCGATCCAGTAGATTGTCCAGCCTGCATCGGCGACCGGCATCCAGTTTCCCGGGAGGTTCGTGAACACGATTCCCTGACGGCCTGGACGCACCGGGTGCCTTGTCAGGAAGTCTGCCTGGGCTGCGAAATCCTCTCCTGCGGGCACCCTCCAACGCTGTTCGGGGACCTTGGATCGCAGCACGTCGAGGATGCCTCCATGTCCGATTATCAGACTTGCCATCTTTTCTCCAAGTTCCTTTGAACTGTTTTTTGCTTGTTCCGGGGGTTTGCTCCGGAAAGAGACCATTTTTGACGAAACAACACTGATTTAGTTTTATTGACTGTTTTTTGTTTTTGTTGCTTGTTCGTCAATCGTCCTGTCTGTTCATTTCTTGATATTACGTCATATCTTGTTATGTGCCGAATATTTGTTGAAATTAACCATTCAGGATGATGACTTTGCTGATGTATGGGTTGTTGCGGTTCGTTGCTTTGTTGCGTTTTCGTTCCGTAGGTTCGTTGCTTTGTTGGCAATGTTGCGGTTCGTTGCTCTGGTTTTACCCTGCTGTGATGTGGTAATGGTGTCTTGGTGTTTGTGTGATGTGTTGCGGGTTGGCTTCTTTCTCTTGTTCTTGGATTGTCTTTTTCTTATTTCTTCTTCTCTTCTTTTTTTCTGACTCTTCTTGGTTGCCTGTCTGCTCTTTTGTTTTTGTCCGTGATTTTTCTGGTCCGCTAGTTTGCATGAGAAACGGCGGCCGCGCGGCGCCGCGCCGAAGTCAAAACGGTTAATTTCAATATTTTTTCGGTTATTCGTTGTTTGCTCGGATACAGTCGTTGAAGACGGTTCACTCGAACGGTCCTGCCTTGACGAAGGGAGTTAACGATGGCAGATTTTCCATGGAACAACAATTTCGGCACCCCGACCCCAGCCCCGGCGCCGGTCGACGATTCCAAGCCGGTGAACGAAGCCGGGCAAGCGGACGATTCTGAGAACTGGTCGGCATCGGACGAGGATTCTCAGCCTGACGTCCAGCCGGAAGAGACGGATTCCGTCGATGAGACAACGCCCGACCGTGAGGAAGAAACCTCCGTCAAGGGTGCCAAGACCACGCGGCGCAAGACCGCGAAGAAAAACTCGTCCTTCCCTCATTTGGAAGCCGCCTCGTACGCGAAGATCAAGGACATGCTCGACGTTCTTTCCGATGACCGTACCGCGAACATCGCCAAGATTCTGTGCGAGACCAGCAAGACCGACGCTCCGGTTCTGCTTGAGGTGTTGACGGAAACCAAGACGCGGAAGCGGGTCGCCGAATTCTCCAAGTTCGTCAAGGAACTGGCTGGCGCTCAACCGTCCGACCTGAAGATGAGGCTTGCTTTCGCGTTCATGGAAGACAAGACTCTGTCCAAGACTCTGTTCGCTGTTTTGAATGCCGCCGAACCGGATCGTGGTTTCGGCCGCGCGTCCGGTGAGCCGATGAAGGATGTCAATGCGGTGGCTGAACACTGGGGTGACGGCGTCGATCTCAGTGTGGTTGAGAAGCTGAAAATCTGACGGCCGGCATCTCGGGATGCTTGAACGGTTGGATACGAACATGGATCCGTATCCAACCGTTTTTTTATTATTCCGCGATGAGCTGCACACGGTTCTCCGCCTTTGGCGGCATCCCGTATGGTCTGATCACGAGGCCCGCCCTCGTCAACGAGAATACCCAGATTTTCTGAATCTGGTTGAGCTTTGTGAGGCTGACGGTGAGGTGCTTGGTGGACACCGTCTCCGTGCTCGTACCGGGGACGATCTTGTATAGATTATTTCGACTGATATACAGTTCCTTCTGCTCCGGACAGTAGAGCGTCGCGAACACCAGCAGATCCAAGGACAGGCTTCCGCCACTGGTTCCGACGACGGCGGAAAGAGGAATCTCCTTCGGTTCGCGCGACATCAATCGGACGTATTCCCAAGTGAAGGTAATGGTTTTTTCGTTCCAGCTTTCGCCTTGGACGATGTTCGTCTCTTCGATCGGTTTTATTTCTTTGCCGTCCCTTGAAGTGAACGTGATGTCCTGATAGCCGATGATGCTGGTGACCGTATTCTGTCGGCCGCAGCCTCCCGTCAGCATGCCCATTCTGCGGGCCACTTGCCGTACGTCCTTGCCGATGGTCAGCGTCCTGGTCTTGCCGTTGTAATCCGCGTTTTGTGTGTTCACGAACGTCGTGAACAGGATGCTTAGGAGTCGAGGAGTCCTGCCGAATGCGAGCGGATGTTCGTTGCCGCGCACGTATGGGATGAGCGGGTATGCCTCTTCCGCGACGTAAAGAATTCCGAATCCTATGGCTATGCCGTTGTCCATCCCGACGCTTCTCAGCCTGTGTATTTTGTTGAGCATCCCGACTCTTCCCCTGTTTTTGCTTTTTCGGTTGATACCAACAATTTTACGGTTTTTCATACGCGACATGCCAACATACCCAGTAAGGCAGATGCTTGTTTTACACCGTCGAACCGAAGACCTACTGGCCTTTCTTCCTGGGACTGAGGTTCAGACACTGCAGCCGGTAATGAATTCTGCAGGACACCAGTTTCGGGTCGAGTTTCCCATACGCATTCCGGGCCATGTCGATATACAGTCGACACCCCGGATCCGACAAAGCGAAATCACCGACACTCCAACCCAATGGTTCCTCCTCGTGAGACTTATGCCTCGCCATCAGAAAAAACAACCTCCGATTCACACCGATTCGCATCCGGATTCGACGGCCGACGCGCCGTCCAAGTTGGTCAAAAAAGGCGGGCATGCTGGAGGCGTTGGGGTCGTCACCCGGCATGCCCGCCGGTCGTGGTTCTTATTTGTTCCACTGCGGGTCGTTCGGGAATGAGATGGGCGAGCCGCCCCACATCTGCCTGTCTGAATTGATCATCGCTTCGGTGTATCCGCCGTCCATGAGACTCTGGGTCCTGAGGTCGAGGTCGGGCCTATAGTGCTTGGTGGCTGGCGGTATCATACCCATCATGTCCCCGCTGTTGAATCGGAGGACTTCCTTGTCGGCTTCCTCGCCGGCGATCAGCACGTCGATGTTGTTGAGCAATGTCATCGCGCTTTTCGTGTACGGGATGTCCCCTCTTCCGATGCTTCCCGTGAAGGTGATTTTGCATTCCCGGAGAAATTTGATGTGTTCGCCGATGTGCTCCAAGAGGTTTGGTGGTGTCGCTTCGACGAGGTGCGATCCGATGTTCGGTTCTGCCGTGAAGGTCATGTTGGCTCCTGTTTTTTTGATATCAACCGATTACGTTTTGTCGTTTTGGGGGAACCGCAATCGCCGTCTTCGGCATCGCTTGTGGTGGCCCTGAGGTAATTGCGTTGGGGGTTCCGCTGTTTTCTCGGTGTGTATCTTTTGTTTTTTTATGTGGACGCGTTCAGCATATCGCGACACTCCGAAGATTCACCCCCTCCCCTTAATTCTCTTTTACTTGTTATACTGAATACGTCCACATAAATCGAAAGAAAACAACGACAACCAATGGAAGAACACGACAAACGCTTCTGGCGAAACATGACATTCGCCCAGCTCAGAAACCGACGGGTACGAGTCTCCGCATACGGCGGCGACATGATCCTCGAATTCCGACTCACTCCCGGAATCGGACACACGCTCGGAGCCCGGCAATACACTGTCAACGGCTTCGACATCGGCGAACTGTTCCACGAAGGCCATGACGGATTCATGGAACTCACCCGGCAGAAAGCACCCGTCAGCATCAAGCTGCTACCCGACGAACCCGAATACAAAATCATCGAAGACATCACCGGCGTGCAACCCGGAGACGTCTTCGTGCAAACGAACGGGAACAAATATCCAGTACAGGAAATCACCGATGACGGCCATTGTCTAGTCCTGATTGACTCCAACACCTATCGGATTGATGACGACGCATTCGACCATGCTTTGCGACCGGCACCCGCACGAATTCCGGATCGCCCCGGACTGTGGGAGGACAAGTCAGACGGCCTGTACACCGTGTGGAAAAACGGTCAGGAGCTTTGGATCATGCAGATACGCGAGTCCGATGGGCGTTGGATGAACGGCCCTGCGCTGCTAATCGGCAAGACGGGAGAAAACGTCAACGATTCAACGACAAAGGATCTGTCCTCGAAAGCTCCATTCCGATTCCATGATGAAGAACTGTGAGGGGAGAGAATGCAATCCGTCACCAACATTTTCGACCAACTGCGTCTCTCTCCGCCTATTCCTGGACCACTGCACAAGAGAACGGTTGACGCTGCGGATCTTGGCACCACCGCCGAGGTTCTTGCCGCGGCGAAAGCCCTATACCGGCTCGTCGAAGGTCGTAGCGGCCGTCAGATTCTCGACTTCGGGCAACTCCCGAAACGAGATCAGAACCGGTACATCAACGAAGCGTTCAAAGCCTTCAACGATGCGCGAAAGGAAATGGAATGCGGTTCCGAACGAAAATCCTGAACCACTTCTGCCGAGGATGCGGAACACTCCTGTCGGCAGATGAGAGACAGACCGGACTCTGCTCTTCCTGCTGGTTCGAAAAGGAGAAGAAGCAGTCCCTTGATGACAAGGACTGGCAGGAGGAACTGCTTCGAGAACTCGACGGATATCAGCCGATGGCGGGCCGATAAGAGACCGTAATTCAGAACGACAAGGAAACCGATGAGTATTTTTTTCATACAAGAAAAATCAGTTGACGGTTGGAAGCCCGCCTGGCATCGGAGTCTCATGCCTTCTTTCGAGAGCAAAAGACAAGCCATGCGCACCGTCCGAAGATATGTCACGCAACACGACCGAACGAGGCCAAGCATGTTCCGGATTCTCAAGATGAAGGTCTGATATGACGGTGCTACGCATCGACAATGACGACGGATCATGCCGGCTGGAGATACCCGGGGCCAATCGCCGCTGGTCCCTGATCCTGTTGAGGGTTCCCAGCTTTAACGGGTTCAGCGCATACGTGACACCACAGGGCGGAAAGCTCGACGCGAACACTCCGAAAACATCCGTGTCAGACATCAGCGACCTGATTTCCGTACGCGACTTCATCGATGAAACCATCGCACAACACAATCAAGGACCAATCAGTGGCAGAAGAACAAACCCACTTTGAAATCATCGAATGCGAGAGCCACATGCCCGTGGCGATCCGTCAATTCGACTCGGAGGAAGAGGCCATGGAATACCTGAACATGCGTCTCAAATCAGAACAGCCAACCCATCCATCCGAACGCCATGAGGCACAGGAATCCGAGGGGACGACGGCGCAGGGGCTGCATGAATTCTCAGAACAGCTCCGCATCCAATCCATTCTGCGCATGCTGGAAATGAACGCGAGAGGAGAATTCAACGCCTTCGAACGCATAGAACTGTATGCCGCGCTCAACAATCAAAGAACAAGAAAAGCTCTTGGAATCACCGTCGAATCCTCTCCTTGCAAACAGAACCGCCAAAGGATTAACACGCAATGACATCAGGGAAAAAGCTCGATCGGGAAACCGTCGATTACCTTCGTACGCTGCCTGAAATCGTGCGCAGAGTGCAAGGCGGACGAATCTACTACACGAACTCCTTCAGGACGCAAGCGACGGCACGCTATGCCATGGGAGACCGGCCCGTCGACATCTTCCGCGACAACGGGATAGGACCCGAAGTAATCGGGTACAAGCGCATCGAACGCTGTATCGCCCGGTGGAAAGAAAACCCGGACGAATTATCCACAGTAGATAGTCGAACGTCACGTCTGAAGCGCATCGAGGAAGAAATCAAATACCTCGAGCAGCAGGCGAAGAAAATCCGACTGGCCGAGGATAAGGAGGCGAGCAAGCAATGAACGATCCGTTTAACCAGGAACTACCACACAAGGATGAAGCGGAACGCACCGTATTGGGTGCGATGCTCCAATCCCGTGCCGCCATTGACGAGGCGCGTCAGAAAATCACGGAAAACGACTTCTACCAGCCGAACAACAAAACGATTTATCGTCTGATCTGCGACCTGTCCGATCAACATGGCGACGTTGACACCACACTGCTTTGCATGACATTGACCGAGCGGAAAATGCTTGATCATGTTGGAGGCCTGAACTACGTCGGCAAGCTCATCGATTATGCTCCGACCACGTCGAATGTCGGCATCTACGCGGACATGGTCAAAGACGCGGCGAAACGACGCGACATCATCGCCATCGGCACCCGCATAGCGCAAATGGGTCATGCGAACGATGCCGACACCGACAGTATCATCGGCAACGCCTTGGACGAGGCGTTCCATATCGGCGAGGACGATTCCAGTACCGATTACAAGGACATCTATACGGTTTCCACCGATATGCTTGACCATCTCGACAAGATTCAGAAGGGGGAAATCGCCGAAGGAGTCCACACCGGATTCAGGGACATCGATGACGTGACCCACGGTCTGCAACCAGGGCAGATGATCGTCGTCGCCGGACGCCCGGCCATGGGAAAGTCCACGTTGGGAATGGACTTCGCACGGAATGCGGCCATTCACGACAACCAATGCACAGTCGTCTTCAGCCTGGAAATGAGCCGTGAGGAAATCGCGCAACGCCTGTTCTCCGCCGAGACGAACATTCCGTTGAATGTTTTCCGCGACCCGTCTCAGATGACCGACGAACGATGGCGAACCGTCAACGGTTTTTGGCAGAAGCTCAAGGACAAGCCATTGTATATCGATGATTCCGCGAATCTTAAGGTCCCTGATATTCGAGCGAAATGCCGCAGGTTGAAGGAGACAAAAGACCTGAAACTCGTGGTCGTCGACTATCTGCAGCTCATGTCCAGTGGGCGCATGACCGAGAACCGTCAGCAGGAGGTAAGCGACTTCAGCCGCCAGTTCAAACTGTTGGCCAAGGAACTGCAGGTGCCGGTCGTGATCCTCAGCCAGCTGAACCGCAACGTGGAAATGCGCGCCGACAAAGTACCTCAAATGAGTGACCTACGCGAATCCGGCTCCATCGAACAGGACGCCGACGTGGTGTTCCTCGTACACCGTCCCGACGCCTATGACAAGGAAGATAGGCCCGGTGAGGCCGACATCATCATGGCCAAGCATCGCAACGGCCCGACCGAGACTTTCCACCTTGCTTTCCTTGGAAGCAACAGCAAGTTCAAGGACATGCCGCAGGACTATACGACCGGAATCTGACCCACAGAAGAAAAAAGGAAAACCCAATCATGGACGCGAAAATCACCGCCAAAGTGGAAACCATCACCCCGGAAATAGCGAAAACCATGCTCGGCGAAAACGTCAACAACCGGCGTATCAGCCGAGACAACGTCAACTTGTTCGCCCGCGAAATTCGCAACGGCGAATGGCGGTTCAACGGTGAGGCCATCAAATTCGGCAAAGACGGGCGACTGCTGGACGGCCAGCATCGTCTGCTCGCCGTCATCGCCGCCGACAAGCCGTTGACCACGCTCGTCATCCGAGGGTTGGAAAACGAAACCCAGCAGACCATGGACAGCGGAAAAACCCGCACCTTGGGCGACGTGCTCACCTTGCGCGGAGAAAAGAACTCCACGCAGCTCGCCTCACTGGCCCGCGCCGTGTATCTGGCCGACCAGCTGGGCATGGAGGCCGCCGCTCAGAACGATTTGAAACCCACGCGCGGTGAGATTATCTCGTTCATCGACCAGACCCCGCAACTGGCGGACGTGCTCGCCGCATCACGCGCGTTCCGCAGCCAATCCGGGGACATGCTGACCAGCAGCATGTTCGCCTCGCTTTGGTGGACGTTCGCGCACATCGACACGGATGCGGCCGACAGGTTCTTCATGAGCCTCGCCAGCGGTGCGAACCTGCAAGCCGACGATCCGATCCTCATACTGCGCAACACGTTGATGGCTCAGCCTCACAAGGCCGGCCGTTCCACCCGCGACAACCGTGTACGCATCGCCGCATTGACCATCAAGGCGTGGAACAAGTGGCGTAAGGGCAAGCCTCTCCGCCAGTTGAAGTTCTCAGCCGGAGAATCGTTCCCTACGCCACTCTGACCGGTTATCCACAATCCACAACAACTGTCCACATAAAAAACAATCAAAAAAGGAACCATCATGGCATACAACAAACGCTACCGCGTCTCCCACACATTCGAAAACGGAAGCCGGTTCATCGGCACCATCGGGATAAGGAACGCAACCCCGGATTTCCCCGAAAACATCGAAGGCCGTATGATCGTGGAATCGGTTAACGGACGATTCCAAGGCATCTTCAAACTTGTCAACGGGACTGTCGGCCGCGTTTCTGGCGTAGTACTTCCACCTCAGCCAAAAAATTGGATCTTCGAGCCACAAGGTGCAGACAAGTATCTGCAAAACGAGACCGGGCCGAATGTCGAGCTGCCTCGCACCGAACTCGACATCGCATCCAACCGGGAACCCCAGTATGACAGTGTCCTCAGCGACGGGACTCCCGACGATGCGGAATTGTTGAGTCTCATCGCCTGACCGGAGCGAGAAAAAAAATGGCCCAGATACCATCCGGATTCACGTTCAACGACGACATCACCGAAGACGCAAGCGAAAGATTCCCGCCGCCCGCATTGGGCTCCACCAGCATCAACTGGAATGACGCCGGCAGCGTATACGACGCGATTCAAAAGGTCAGCGAACAGTTCAAACAAGCGTTCGCCGACCTCATCGACCAGTCCGCAAAAGGCACTGACAATAGCGTGGAATCACGCCTGTTCTTCACCATCGCCGCCTACAGCGCCATGAACGAACTGCACGACATGACCGCCCCCATACTCTCCAGCACGCTCATGAACCAGCATCCCGACTGGGTGCCGGTCATCAACGGCTGCGAAAGCAACGAGGAACTGATGGAAGCCTGGCCGGACGTGAAAACCGTGCATGACGCGCAAATCCAAGCGAACAAAACCGGACGACCGGTACGAGTCCATTTGAAGGACGCCGACGTGGACGCGATCATCTCAGTACAACCGATAAAAGAGGAGGACTTCCATGCTGAACGAGCGGCCTGAAGGCAAAGCGTATCCAACCTGGCCCATGGGCATGCCCCGTTCATCGGTCTGCCGGTCAGCGGAATCATGCTGTGCGTCGCGGTTCTGTATGCGATTCGACATATCGGCGGATACAGGAAAGGACAATGATGGTTGACTATTCCGATTGGTTGAATTCTCTGCCTAGGGAATTCCATCTGAATACTGGGTGGTTTCTGGTCATTGCAATCGTCTCCGTATCCGTCATGTTTCTGATACTCGCTCGCTGCAGAGACCTCACCGATAGCTTAGGTTGGGAAAAATGCCAAGCATGCATCACAAGCCTCATCATCGCCGCCTGGGCAATTGGACTGCTTTGGTTGTCAACTACAACCGGAACGGAGCCACAGTACTTGACGTTCACGGAAAAGACGGAACGGACGTTCAATGTCAGTCATCTGCGTTGCGAAAATATCGGCGGATGCTCATCCAAGAAGCTGCCGGAAGATAGAACCGAGGCCACGTGGCTGCAGGGCAACAGGTATGTCAAGGGGTGGATACTTGTGGACGGCAACAAAGTCGGTCTCGTTGGATCCAATGGAATCCTATTAACGGTTAAGGAATCGTAATGAGCAGGACAATGACCTATGAGCAGCTGGAGTTGAACGGTTGTTATGCGATGCTGTGCGAAGCGTTGCGCGCCTGGTATCGGATCCAACATGACCATATTCGCGAGATCGCGGCGAAAACGTTGAAGGATGTGTACGGGTACGAGTTCCATCTGAACGGCGGAGGCTGCTCATGGAGGCATCCGGAAACAGATCACGAATGGGCAGTCAACGGGATGCGCGCACTCGGATTGCCGGCTGACAAGTTTGAGGAGAATGCTCTGGTGCTCGCCCGACTGCTCGACGGGCAAGCGAAGGACTATGAGATAGCGTCTGGCCGTACTGTAGAGACTATGAGATCCGTATATGGTTCTGATAGTGAACGGTTTGGGGTGGTCGAGCAGTTCCATAATGCTTTCCGTCGTATCGCCACTGACTGGGATCGTACCCTAAACCGTAGTGTCATGGACAAGAATCTGGAACGATTGCTGCCGTTGGCTGCGCATGCTGTGCGAGAGCATCGGGAGGGTCGGACTCCTGATTTGCGGCCGATGCTGGGACTGTGTCGTAGGAATCTGGACTGCGATTGATCTATTTTCCTTTGCGGGCAATGACCGCATACATCCTTCTCCAGAATGGGTAGTCTCCAGCCAGACCATGGTCTCAAGATATCTGTTCTAAAGTGTCGTGCAACGGCTGGCGCATCGGGTGCCGGTAAAGCAACGACAAGGAGAAACGGATGGTTGATTCGACTGATGGAAAGTATCAACAATATATGTTCCCGAAAAAAATAGACGGCGAACTTTGCCGTTGGAAGCTCCAGAGGAGAATACTCCCGAATTGTCTCGGTCCATCGAATTCTAGATAGCGTCGAAGAACTCCCCCAGTTCCTTGACGCTATCGAAGCTCCGAACGTATTCCCGGTTCTTGACTTGGCGGCGGGCTTCAAAGTTGCGGGACTCTTTCGCTTCCCCTCTCGGTTCGTGCATATGGTAAGAGCAGGGCTTGTTGGGAGTAGTATCTATGGGCTTGCCAATGAGAATCATGACTATAGATTACAGCTGATTGGCAGGCCTAGCATACCAGTTAAAACCGCCAGTCGACGGTATACTATGAAGAGAAAAAAAACGAAGACGAAGGTCCGTCCATGGCTCAAACCAGCATCATTAATTCAGCGAATGATTATTATCTCCGGGATCTGCTCAATCCGGATTCCTTACTTAAATATGTGATTCCGAAATATCAGAGAGAATACTCTTGGCGCAAGCCACAATGGGCTGCTCTCTATGACGATATTATGGGCGAATCGGGGTCTAAGCCTCATTTTCTGGGTACGGTCATCGCCATCAGCGGCGATGATGCCATTCACCCACAGCTGGAGCTGGTCGATGGACAACAGCGTATGACCAGTTTGTCGATTCTTCTTGCCGCCTTATACCGGGAGATGGCGGACAGGCGCGAACAGTTCATTGCGGATGAGAGCAGATTGTTCGAGTCCATTTCCTTGCGGAAAATGCTTGCCACAAACGACAATCCTCGACTCCGTCTTCAGGCTCAAGGCAACAACAATGCAGACTACGTGTATCTAGTCAGTTTGGCAATCTCCCAGAACGGACAAGCACCAACTCCTGTACCTCGATACTGGGGTAACCGAGGCATCGGTAAAGCATACAAGTATTTCCGCAGCCGAATAACCTCTGAGCTGGAAGGATCCACTGACCCGCTGTCCGTCGTGTTCGGCATGGCACGTCGAGTCCGGAACACGGTATTGGTCAAGATAGAAGTACCAGATCACGCCAGCGCCTTCACCCTTTTCGAGAGCCTGAACAATAGAGGGATGGATCTGTCCCCCATCGATCTGATAAAGAACGAAATGCTCGCCCGTGCGGATTCCGACAGGAATCTTAATATCGATAACACCTACGAGAAATGGATGCGAGTCATCGCAGCGGTCGGACCCGACGGCGGTGCCCAGGAGCGGTTCCTGCGCTACTACTACAACGCCTTTAAGTCCACGGTTGGCACTCCGGCGACCCACTCAAACCTTATCCGATTGTATGAGAATTGGCTGGATGAGAAAGGTGTGGATGTCCTATTGGACGAGATTGCCGAGTCGGGCAGAGTCTACGGCATGCTTGCCGGCTCCACCGATGATTGCGGCCTACCCGCATTCAAGAAGATATCCGATTCACTTCGCCATGCAGGTGGAGCTCAGGGATTCATGCCTTTGATGTGGTTCACGGCGAACCGAGAACGTCTGCAACTATCCGACAAGGATCTTGCCCATATCACAATGATGTTGGCAATATGGTTCGTGCGCCGCAATTTCACCGACTACCCGGCAACCAACACCGTCCAACGATTGTTCGTCGCCATTCTCCGCAATCTAGAGGAAGACGAACCCCGAACCGCTGATCAAGTGATCCAATACCTGCAAGAACAACTCACGAAGCCGACGAATTATGCGTCAGATACACGCTTCGAGGAGTCTCTTCGGGGACCGGTGTACGAGGATAATCGTGACATGACACGCTATGTTCTCGCTGCGATAGCGCAAACCGGAATGACAGGCGAGACTTGGGTTGACTTGTGGCGTATGAACGAACGAGGTACCCAATACTATTTCACCATCGAACATATTTTCCCGAAAACCGAAAACATCACACAGGAATGGATCGATGCCTTCGGCAGCAAGGAGCAAGCGGAAGAGGTTCGTTCCACTTTGGTGCACACCCTCGGCAATCTGACCCTCACCGGGTACAACTCGGATCTAGGGCGAATGGGCTTCGAACGGAAACGCGACCGCAAGGACTCCGCAGGCCGCTACATCGGATACCGGAACGGCCTGAACCTCAACGATGATGTAGTGGACAAAACCAAATGGGATGCCGGAGCGATCAAGGCCCGTACCGATCGCCTGGTGTCCGTCGCGTTGAAACTGCTACGACTGCAATAACCTATCATAAATGTGTAACGTCTACACATTTATGATAGGATAAATGTGTAACGTCTACACATTTATGATAGGGAGAGGCTATGAGACTCCAACGGGCAGCACTGAAAACGCTCAATCAGTGGAAGGCCGCCCCAGACCATAAGCCTCTCCTGATCCGCGGCGCACGGCAGACGGGCAAGACGTGGCTGGTCAACGAGTTCGCGAATGGACAATACGACAACATCGTCTCGGCTGATTTCATGCAACGCCCCTCCCTGGCCGGGATATTCGAGCAGGATCTTGACCCGCAACGGATAGTTCGACAGCTTGAGCTCACATTCAATCAGCGGATACTTCCCGGCAAAACCCTGCTCTTCTTCGATGAGATACAGGAAAGCCCGCGCGCTTTGACCTCGCTTAAGTATTTCACGGAGCAAGCGACCGACTATGACATCATCGCCACCGGCTCCTATATGGGAATATCCAAGCACAGCAAAGCCTCTTTCCCCGTGGGAAAGGTCACCATGATGAACCTGCATCCGCTCTCCTTCACCGAGTATCTGGACAGCATCGGCCAGAACATGATAGCCGACATTATCAGGCAAGGACGGTTCGAGGATATCCCGCAGGCGCTTGAACCACGGATGAACGACCTGCTCAAAACATACATGTGGGTAGGCGGCATGCCGGCCGCGTTAAGCGCCCATCTGGACAATGGTATTCCACAGGATGTGCGGGCCATCCAACAAGATATCCTCAACGCCTATGACCTTGATTTCTCCAAGCACGCCGCCTATACGCTTGGCGAGCGTATCCGCCTCGTGTGGAACACATTGCCATCGCAGTTAGCCAAAGAGAACCGTAAATTCGTTTACGGTGTCGTCCGGCGAGGCGCCCGTGCGCGCGAATATGAGGAAGCGCTCAACTGGCTGACGGATTACGGGATCATTACCAAAGTCCCTTGCCTCGATGCTTTGCATATACCTCTGACCGGATATGAGAGTCTTAACACGTTCAAAATATATCTGGAAGACACGGGCATACTGGGAGCTTTATCTGGTCTCGAAGTGGACACTCTGGTAAACAAGTCGAAGCTCTTTTCCGAATTCAAGGGCGCGTTCGTAGAACAATACGTGTGCCAGCAGCTCGTAGTTCAAGGAATCAAACCTCGCTATTGGACTAATCCGAATCCTCAGGGCAGGGCGGAAATAGATTTCGTTGTGGAACAGGGAGACGAAATTTTTCCTATCGAAGTGAAATCCTCTTCTAATATTCGCGCGAAAAGCCTCGCATACGTCTGCAGCCGATATGGGCTACATGGAATCCGCACGGGAGAAATAGGCTACAGGGAGCAGGATTGGATGACAAACATTCCACTTTGGTGCGTAGATGGATTAAGTGCGTATCTCAAACGTCGAATCGCAAAAAAAGAGTAACCGGATCGATTTTTTGGTCAGGAAGTGCCGAGCAATCCATTTTTTTTTGATGCTTTCTATTGAACAGACACACTTTTCAATGTTTCCGATGAATTGACTGATTCCTTGCGGTAAAGCGGAGACTGAGGATCCCCGAATAGCTAGACGGCTATCCGAAGTCCAAGAAAACATAGTTTCCGCTTACCGTAAGGAATCATTTTGTCCAACTCAGAAAAACAGCACACACATATCATTCCTATTCTTGCTGGCGCTACGACCGCTATCCTGTTGATGGCCGCAGGGGCTGGAACCGTGTATGCGGCTGACTTCACTGAAGCTCAAACCCAGTATGAGGTTGCTGTTCAGAGTGCACGGCAGTCCCACATTAATCTTGCCAAACAAGTCAAAGCAGTGCAGAAAACGGACAAGATTCCTGCCGGTCAGCTACTAGGGAAAGACCATGATCTCGTGTCTCGTATGGATTCGGCCATGCTCGGAGCCAAAGGTCAGTTGAAGGAAAACATTGCCCACAATCCGGATGCGGGAAGAATGAGTATCAGTCAAATCCGTGAGCTGACCGAGACCATTAAAAACCAAGACTCAGCCAATATTTCTTCCTCTTCCATGCTGAACCGACTCGACTCCTATATCAAGGAATCGCAGCATTACAAGAAGCTCGACGACGCGCGCGGTAAAGTCAAAGATTCGATCGGGAAAGCCAGTCAGCTTCTCGAAACGTCCAAAGACAACGTGGATGACGAAGCGCCCCGCCAAGCATTGCAGAAGACAATGGATGCGGCAAAAGACTGGAAGAAGTCCACTGATCTCACCTGGCTGAAAAAACAAGCGGACGTAATCAATTCGAAAATCCAGCCGGTGAAAGATGCAGTGTCCGCGCATGAACAGCGACTTGCGCAAGAGGCCCAAGCCGCAGCCGTCCAGTCCTCATATCAAACCTCGTCCACGGCCAACAGTTTGAACGCCAGCACTTATACGAACCCGGTCTACACGGGAAATGCTCCCGCATATCAGCCAACCCAACCAGCCGACAACGGATACACCTACACGCCCTCCACCACATGCGGAGACGGTGGATGGAACCTGCGTGCCCAATGCCAGGCAGCCATCGACCAGGGAGGCCTAGTCGAAATGCCGATTTTCGACGGGCTCGGCGGCTCACGTCTCATCGCCGGACACAACAGCACGGGCGCCGGGTGGATCGGACAACTGCAGCAAGGCCAATCCACTCCATACGGGACCGTGCAACAGGTGTGGCACAACGCGACGCCTGACACCATCAACAACAGTGGCATCGGAACCTATCTGCAGACCTGTGACCAAAACGGCAATCCGATAGTCGTCAAAGTCGGCTGACGAAATCGATTATCGGCGGCTCTCCGGGGCCGCCTTCCTCGTATGGGAAAAAACAGTTCCCGAAAAAACAAGGATCCCGCCACCCCCGTGCAGATAATCTGAAAACCAACAGTCCTTAACGAGAGGCGCCCAAATGGTTGATTCCAGAAAATCCTTACACGCAAAGCAACAACGCCGTCGAGCAAACGGCGAATTCGCGGAGGAACAGGATACCGGTCTGCCCTCCGGCGACACGTTGACGGACTTCGAATGGAAACGATTGAATAATGCGATGCTCGCCGCCGAAACGAACATCATCATGGATCCGGATGTAGCCGACTGCGCGGGATACGCCACCAGACGATTGGATGAGCTCATCGCCCGTCCGGCAAAGCCTGGCGAAACCGATGACATGCCACTGATCATTGAAAACCTGCGATACGATCCACAGGCCCCGGGCGGCTCCCATGCCGACTATATCGCCGACCATATAGAGGCCGCATACGCCGGCATACCGGTCAAAGCGCCTGACCGTACGCAATTGGAACAGGAAACCCGACAGCATATTCTCGAAACCGCATTGGATCCGAACCGGGAGCTTCACAAGCTTGGTTTGGAACCCGTACAGCTAGGCGAACACACGAACGCATACACGGGACCGCAGCCGGAGGATTGGGTCGGGGATTACGACGAGGAAGCTGCGGAACGCCGCTATGAAGCCGCATGGAAAGGAAAACAGACCAAGAAGGCCCGGTACGATGCGGCGACGGAGAAACACCTGTCACCGTTGAACGATGACATGCGTGACCTGTTCGAGAAGAACGTCGACCGTGGGCTGATCAACGGCAGTGCGTTCGATGACAAGATGGCTTTCGCTGACACGCTGCATGAGCTTCAAGATGATGGCTGGAATCCGGAAAAAGGTAAGGAATACCGTCAGTCCAAGGACTTCAAGAAACTGGAAAAACAGTTGCTGGACGGGCGGAAACCGACTCGCCGATACCGTCAGATGCGCGACGCATTGTGTGACAACGAACAGGAATACCGACGGTTCATGGCCGCGAATCCTGACGTGTTCGACCCGGACGAAAAGGCGAAGAAGCCATTCGCCGGCCTTGGCCCCGATGTCGGCCAAGCGGCGATGCTGCGCCTGGCCGCCAAACACCGTGGCGTCAAGGGGGCGGTCGCCCTGGCACGCTGGGATCCGGGCATCGAATACACGGTGCCGGACGCGAAACACCACACGTTCCGCATGGAGCATGACCGGCCGGGAATCGGACACATGAGCGACGGCAGCACGTATCCGGTGGGCCACACCATCATCACCGCGAACGGCATTAAACCGTCGAGCGTGATGAGCTGGATCCACCGTGAAAAGCCCGGTTCTCCTGAATGGGAGCATCGGGCACGGCAACGGTTCATGGAACAGAATGGTGGCGACTGGCATTCTGCCAGCTGATCGTATTCTGCTTCGCTAAGCGCACCGAAACTCCGGTGCGCTTTTTTGTTTTTTTCAATATCCCATTTACGTGGTATATTGAATATGTCCACATAAAAAATGAAAGAGGAAACCAATGAGCATCACAATCAACGGCCAAACCAGCCCAGCCACAGAATTCGCATGGGACGGCTGCCACAAAATCTACCTGCTCGACAACGGCGACGCCGACAAGAACGGCAAATACGGGTACATGCTCTCCAAGGACGGAGAAGCCGGATACAAGGTGCTGCCGGTCTCGGAACTACAGCGCGTATGGGACCAATCCTGCCCGCTCCGCTTCATCAACAACTGGGCGCTCGACAAGAATTATGTTCCCCAATGCTACGAGAAGCCCGTCACCATCGAAGCGCGTTGAAAGAGAAGGCTCTGTTAGACCAAGGTTGACTTAAAGAGCAACGAATTGAAAAATCCCGCCCACCAACTAAAGCAAGATAGGTGG